AAAAAAAATTAAACGACTGGGATAGTATATAATTAACTGTATACTACCCCTATCTCTACCTGTACCGTAACCACAATTAATGTATACCTATTAAGTGGTCCCGTCATACTTAGCTTACCTATTTCGCTACAAGGGTATTACGTTCTTAAGTAATAGACTTATAAGAATCATACAAGAATTCAGTCACATAAAGATATCATAACATGTACGAGTCTCTATGCCTCATTGTTAAGGATTCTAAGGCTTTACAGATGCACTAATTCCATAGATAGCTATTAGTATCTCATTTATTGAGAATAAGTAATCATGGTCTAGTACATATAATCTATTATCTTTGCCTAATTGATTCACACTAATATAGAAATTTTCCTTTATATTATTGTTTTCTATATACTTTTCAAACCAAGTTAGAATAGGAATAAGGTTACTATAATCCTTACAAAACCTTTTTACTAACAAGCCGGTGTAGTCAATATTATTATTAATACTCCCATTGCTTATACACCTTTCAAAGTTTTCTATACAATTAATGGTACTAAACTCTGCCTTACCAAATTCATATAGGCGTAAAATATCAAATCCCCAAATAGTCTTTATATAATCATCTCTTGCTTTATCATAGTCCATATCATGTAGAATAGAATCTATCTCTACTATTAGATTTTGATATGGAAAGATATAATCTACCACAAAAAATGTTCTTTTTGTTTTATCCTGGTCTACATTATATTTAATACAAAGAGATTCCCATAGCCCCCTATCCTCGATAACTAATGGAATTTCCCTATCAAATTTAATGTTAGGGTAAAAATGTTTTAATATAGCCCTAAAAAGAGGAGACCACTTACTTCCTTGATTTAGGTATATCTCTCTTTTTATTTCCATGTTAAATCTCAGATGAGTATTTTTATAGTGATCTATATACTTAGGAATTACAAATAGATCAGAGTGAATAACGTAATTGCTATTCTTCATTACAAATTTTAATATATTATCTTTTCTCATACCTATAAGGGAACTAGGGCGAGCAAAAAAATATTAAGGGCCTCATGAGTAAAATAATATTACTGAGACCCCACTGAATAACCTCCACAATAGAAACACCTTACGTAGTTAAGTTCATACAGCTTTTACCTAACCACATACTACTGCTTCTGATTATCCTGATTTCCAGTTCCCCTATTACACTGGCAGGTATTATATAAGATAAGAGTTGCTGTAATTATCTTATATACACCATTAAGGAATTTAAGGCTTCCTAGGAGTATGTTCTTGTATGTTTCCTTCTTGCTCATCTCTTTCCCTTTATCAGTCTGTTAATAAATCGAATCTCCTGCGCAAGTCTCTTTCTGCACTTCTCAGCCATCATCTTTTTTCTGCCAAGATACTCTACTACCATACTAACTGCCTGATTAACGGTTCTCTTAGGTGATTCTGTGTAAAACTCATAACCTTTCAATGCAGCCTCACCAAACTCAAGAGCACCTATCACAAAACTATCTAACATGTAATGGCCATAGTTCTTGTGAGGATCAGGTATCTTGTCTAGGTATTCTTTTCCAATCTCCCAACGTCTACTAAGTATTCGCCTGAGATCTTCCCTAGCTGAATCCCTCTTCTCACCTACTACCTCCTTCCTATGATGCATCGCCTTACCACTTGCATAATATTTAAGACGAAGCTCACTAATACTATGCTCCTCCTCCATATACATCTTCCTGGCTTGATCTGACTTACCCTGCTCTAATATATCATGACACCTACCATCTACCTCAATATACATCTTCAAGGTAGTACTGTAGAGGTCAAGTGATATATAAGACTTACCACGCTCAATAGGATCACGCACATCACACTTATCACAACACTCAATCCATCGCTGTTTGTTTAGCGGCACAATATACTCGGGGATAAAATCAAAAATACCCGCCCCCGTACTATCTGCCGCACTTAGGACAGCGAGATCATCAAGTACCATTCTCATATAAGTGCTACTTGTGAATGAATTGCTTAAGAATGAGTTTTCACCCTCCTCACGTCTGGCAATAATTTTAATACTCTTCCTCTTAGTACTGCCCTTTGTAGGATTACCATAGATACTACGAGGAAAATAAATACCATCCCTCGTATTTCCAGAACCGTCAATGATAGGATTAAAGGCAACACACTCCTCAAAAACACGATTACCCGGCACTAATACTTTGTCCAGGATTTCTTGCTTAACCTGTTTTACTTTCATAACTTTAATTTTATATTATTAAACTTGGAGGATCGCTAGGTAACACAAAACAAAATACCTAGTCCCTCATATATAAAGAAACTAGGGGCCTGGTGTACTATTTTTACCAAGCTAAGCTCCGCACTTGCCAATTCGCGAGAGGCTGCGCCTGCCCAAAAGTCTATGCCACCAATATCGTCTCGCTTCGCTCCCCAATATTGTCACCCTAGCCTCTCGCTCTTTGCTCAAACCTTCACACTCCTCCTAAAGTCGTCGGTTTGGTATTGAGGGCTTCGCCTAGGAACTTGAAGTAAGGGGGATGAATACACTATCGGATTTTTATGGGGCGGAGCGCCAGCGGAGACCATATTGGTGTTGATAGGAATATTATCCCCGAGGATTTCAAGTGTAATATTTTTATGAAGCTAATTTTCTTTCTAAGATATCTTCCGATCATGGGTGAAATAAACATTACATTTTTACATATAGCGCAATATAAAATCCTTATCATTGAAAGGTGATTGATGAAATCAAGCGAGTGTGATACTTAGCTTCAGCTAAATGTATCACCTCAGACCAGAGTATATAAATTATAAAAACATTTATTTATGCAAAGACAAAAATTAGAAGTACCTAGTGGAATCAGGTACATGAGTGAATGGGAGGATTATAGGATTCACAGTTTTCCTCATATCCTCAACAAGCAGATCCCAGGTTGTGGTTATACTGAGTACTGCATTAGAAACAGTGATGATACTATTCTCTGTAGTCCCAGAAAGATCCTACTACAGAATAAGTACGAACAACATCCAGACACCACATTCCTAGTTGTAAATACCTATGAATCTGAGGTAGGGACTGACAAGGACCTAACGAAGTATCCAAGGGTTCGAAGAACGTTTGGGTACAGGAAACCTAACTTAGAGAAGATCAAGAGAGAAGCGAAACAGAAGGAGGATTTTTTCAAGGAGCTAACTTACAAGATCAGCCTTTACATCAAGGGCTGCAGACAGAACAATAGGCCTGTTAAGATCTTGGTTACCTATGATTCTTTCAGGATTGTTAAGGATATCATCAGGCATCAGGATAGGTTAGAGAATTTTCAGATAGTAGTGGACGAATTTCAGAGTATTTTCACAGACAGTAAGTTTAAGTCCGATACAGAAATGCAGTTTGTCGATAACTTGCAGGGAATTCAGAAAGTATGTTATGTTAGTGCAACGCCAATGATAGAGAAGTACCTTGACATGTTAGATGACTTTAAAAATCTTCCATACTATGAACTTGACTGGGAAGCGAAAGATCCATGTCGTGTTAGTAAGCCGAAGATTATCACTAGGAATCTTAAGAGTGTCTATATGGAAGCAGGGCCTATCATTAAGGACTACTTGGAAGGGAAGTTTGAATATAGATATGTAAGGGACCCGGAGAGTGATAATGAGAAAGACGTTAAGAAAATAGAGTCAAAGGAAGCAGTATTCTATGTAAATTCAGTCAATAACATCACCAGTATTATCAAACGAGCAGGATTAACACCGGAACAAGTTAATATCCTTGTTGCTAATACGCCAGAGAATGTAACGAGGATAAAGAAAAACCTAGGTGCTAAATATAAAATTGGTACAGTTCCATTGAGAGATGAGCCTAGGAAGATGTTTACTTTCTGTACCAGGACCGTATATCTTGGCGCGGATTTCTACAGTGATAATGCGAGGAGTTTTATTATCAGCGACGCAAACATAGATACTCTCGCTGTTGACATTACCCTCGATCTTCCACAGATATTAGGGCGCCAGAGATTACGGGAGAATCCTTGGAAAGATGAAGCTATCCTATTCTTCAAGTCTATCGCAACGAATAATAAACAAGCGAAGGAGATATTTGATGAGAAGCTAGCAAAGAAGGAGAAAACGTCGGAGAATTTATTGTCAGTCTTTCAGAAGGGTAATCAAGATGAGAAAGGAGACTTATCAGTAGCATACCTGAAACTAGCAAAGACGTTCAACTATAAGGATGACTTTGTAGCGGTTAATGAGAAAAAGATTGGTGATACTAAAATACTTACGCCAGTCTTCAATAATCTAGTTAAGGTATCGGAAATGAGGGCCTATGAGATACAGCAAGTTGATTATTCCGACAGATTTACAGTTTTCAATGAGCTAGGTAAGGTAGGTGGAGTTGATGACATAGAAGAGCTTGAGAAATTTTTCAAGGAGTATAAGAAACAGGGCCATAGACAATACAAGCTCAAGTACTTATGCGAATATTGTGAAAAGGTAGGGAACTTATCAATCCTACAGCATATCGAGGAGAAAAGATTTTGCGAGTATATAAATCTCTTAGGTCTCGATGTATGTAGATCTCTGTGGTATAAGATATCAGACTTAGATAAAAAACTAAGTATTCTAAGTTTTGATATAACCAAGATACGAGAAGAACTTAGTAACGTGTTTGAGGTCGGAAAATCTTACACTAAGGCAGATATCAAAGAGAAACTGTCTGAAATCTATAAGAAGTTAGGTTACAAGGCATCACCAAAAGCAACCGATCTTAGTGAATATTATGAGATGAAAGAGTGTCTTGTAAATAATGGTGCTAAGAGATCAGGTGGTTTCAAAATACTAAAAGAAAAAGAGGAGTGATAAGAAAAAATTAGATAGGGCAGCTTAAAATACTGCTCTATCTTTTTTATTTATTCTCTATACTTTGGAACTAATCTTGCGATATCCCTTGACAGTTTTATTCTACTATCATTATCTAGGTCTTGGTCTATTATGCACGACGCCCATATCAAGTCTAACTGAACTGGTTTACCCGTATATAGTTTTGCGTTATAGGACATTATATATACCTCGCAACCACTTTTAACCTCTTTTAAGTGATTATATATACCAGCTCTAGTTAACCCTAGTAATCTATTCTGTAGTATAAAGTTGGAGACGCACATACTTTCATCTGACAGGTTCTTGGTAATATATAGGTACCCAGATTCATACTCCTTCCTGTTGTTTTGCATCTTAACGACTATCTCTTCATCTCCAATAATGGACTCCATACTATCATATTCCCCTCTACTTGGAGTGTGTTGAATATAAAAATTTTGTCCTTCTCTAATTACTTTTGCAAATGTTTTCATATCATATCTTTTAATTTTTATTTCTTACTAATAAGGATTCTAAGTGTGTAGTTTTTGCGTGTGAGACCCTTTAGAAATCTTATATGTGAGGGATTTCGGGGTAATAGTGCTTTCGGAAATTAAGATTAGCTGCTTTGGTCGGCAGTGAAAGGAGATAAGCTAGGGTGAGTCTGGTGAATCAAGGCCTAACCGACTTTGATGACTTACCTTAGTGAAGTCTCTGATTCCCTCAAAGGTTAATATAGAAATGTATTGTATGAGAGGGCATAGCAGGGTATAAATCATAGGTTAAGCAGCTGATAACCTCAGTACTTCAGGGCTGATCTTTTGAAGTAGTGATAAAATATGAAACAACCTCTCACAAATAAAAACCCTGCTTATATTATGCCTAAGTGGTGGAATTGGTAGACACGAGGGACTTAGGATCCCTTGGCAGATAATGGCTGTGCAAGTTCGAGTCTTGTCTTAGGCACGCACATTTAAATTAAAGACAATAAGACATGAAGAAATTTTACATTGCTCCAAGTATTAAGGTATATGGAGTAGAAATGGAGAAGTCAGTTTTATCAAGCAGCAAGGAAGGTAGTAGTTGGAGCAATGATAATGTAGTTGGTCCTGGATGTAAAAAACCTACCTTAGAGGACCTTGCAGGATCTGATGAGGCTAATGTATGTCCTCTTCCCCCTAAATAATGGGAGAGGGGGACAAAAAAGAATAGTAGGTATGTTAAAATACTTACTACTCTTTTATTTTTTTTCATCCCTACCACAAGAAAACTGAGACTTCCTGTCATAAATTATGCTCTAAATCCCTTATAAGTAGAGAAATTAGAGTTTATTTTATAGATAGTAATTAATTATTTAAAAATCAAAGAAATGAAAAAGAGTTATTTTAAACCACAAACAAACATTTACAAAACAAATGTAGAACAACCTATTATGGGACTTTCTACCGTAAAATTCCATGAAGTGGAAAATGGTGGAGAGAATAAGGATGAGAATGGTGTAATGCCTTCTGATGACCCTGATAATAGTGATTGGGATGAAATAGGTTGGAATTAATGTATTTTGTATAGGAGAAATTAATAATGAACAGTATTAATAAAATGAAATCAAGAAAAATGAAAAAGCTAACAGTAAAATTGTTGATGGCTCTTGCAGTAGTATCAATGGGAACAGCATGTAGTTCAGATGATATTATTGAAGGTGCTCAGACTACGGAACAGAACAGTAATGTAGTAACTATTTTTATAAGTAATCCACAGAAGCCAGAGACACGTGCAACAGTAGTTGGTGCTTATGATGTACCAAATGTAGTAAACAGCACGTATCCTACATCAGGTAAGATTACAAACTACAAATACATTTGGTCAGTAGGAGACAAGCTTTATACGTACGACCCAGCCAACGATTTTGTGAGCACCTTTATATGTAAGTCAGTTGATGGCGATGCAGGAGCCACATTTGCTTCTACAAATGCTAAGTGGACTACAGGTAGTAAAATCTATCTTTTTGCATCAAAAGATGAGCCTACAGTAACCAACCATAATGAGGTAAGTTTCGGTTACGTTAATCCAGATAATGCAGGCTTTGCATGGGGCGATGCAGATAAGAATTCAGCAGTGCTTACAAATACAAACTTTACAGGTGTAGGCGTGATAGAAAAGTGCCCGGAACTTTCTAGTAATGGTTCCCCAGTAAGGATGGAATGTACACTTGATGTTACGCCATCTATGACAATGTACTTCCGGGATATGATGCATGATTATCAGAGTGTTTCATTAACACAGAGTGTAAAGAAAGGCTCAGTAGATGGCTATTATGATGGCGCAGTATACAATCTTACTACTAAGAAGTACATTCCGGGCATGATGCGAAATACGTGGCTTACTCTGTCAAATAGAAATCCAGAGAGTTTCGGCAAGGGAGTTATTTATATGCCTTTAGTTGAAACGAAATATGACAAAGTAACTATCTCTCTTATTGGCAAGAACAAGAACATAGAGGGTGATGAGACTACAGTAAGCAGCATCTACACAAAGAAGAATTTTGATGCAACTACGCAGAACAACTATTATAATCTTGGTGATATGGCTAAGTGGCCTAAGGATGCAGACCATCTATACATTACAGGCGATGCAACGCCTTTTGGTTGGGCACAGTCTACATCAAGGACCGATAATAGTACACGTATTTGGCCTTTTACTCAGAAGATGAAGAATGAGGGAAATGGTGTGTTTACATATATTGGTCCAGCTTTAGGATCTAATGTGCCAACACAGATGTACCACAACACTTCAGATGCAGTACATCGAGATATAAGTAGTGGCAGTGGAACATTTAAGTTCTACTTCTTCAACAATGGTCTTTATGAGTGTGCAGGTCTTCTGCGTAAGGATGGTAATGATACCGATAGAGAGACTACTTCATACTATTCTACCCATGATAATGTAAAACGTTTTATTGACCCTAAGTGGAAAGTAACGGAAGCTAAGGTTCACAAGATTACGGTTAATGTGCGTACTAATAAGGTGACAGTAGAGCCTTACACAGGTGCACCACTGCCTGAACTGAAGATTACAAAACAAGATGGTGCTAAAGTAACCATCAATAAACTGTGGATGTTTGGTTCAGCAACTCCGGATGATGTTGGTTATATTGCTACTAGACCTCTAGCTTTTAATTATAATGCTGCCGTAGATAAGAGTAACTTTATATGGGAAGGATATTTGAAAGCAGGTTATGTCAAATTTCCATATATCTTCGGTGATTATGATTTTCATCAATCTAGTTATTTGATGCCAGTAGATAGTGACACTACAACTCCAGTCTCAGTTGGTGTTTTTTATGTACACCCTGCCCCAATTACAAGTGGTACTTCTATGAGTATGAAGGTAGGAGTAGATGGAGGTAATGATAACCAGTGGAAGATTACAGAGCCCGGTTTCTACAGGATTACAGTAGACGTAAATAATATGAAGGTTACTTTTACAAAGAAGTAGTAAAAATTTTAGAATAGTATAGTGTAAAACTATACTATTCTTTTTTTTTTCATTACCACAAATCTTCAGAAAACAATAACTCACCGCTAATCTTACCCGGCTCTACCTGTCCTGAGTCTAGCGCGATTTGAAGTGCAGTTTTTCTATCTACGAACCTACCATGCGATGTATAGAATCCCTGTCTATCTCTGCACAATTCCTCGCGCCACCTATGGAGAATTTCCGGGTGCCTCCTAGCGGTCTCGATAAAGTATATATCATCAACCTTGCCAAATTCTTCCCACTTGCTCTGGTCTTTGTACATTACTCTGGATTCCTCTGGCATGTTGGGTTCTTTTCTATAGACCGCTGCACTAATTATATATTCACTGCTCATCATCTCCTAGTTTCTCAAATTCATCATACAGGTTGATAATAGATTTGTTGCCATCATCATACTTTTCCAGGTACTTAACAAACATCCTCTGCACATCGTTCTTACATATCCTGTCGTTAAATTCTAATCCATCTCTCTTACATTTCCTATAGACTTGCATTATTCTCCTGAGTGATTTAACGAAGTTATAGTAATCAAACTTAACTTTGAACTTAAATCCTCTTGCATCCGTCACTACAAATCCCTCGATGTCACAATTATCCACACTATACAATGCGATAGTATCCCACAGTGTATCATCATCGTGGATAGTAAATTCATTCGGTGTTCTGATAGATGTATTTTTCTTAACTACCTCTTTGAACCTATCTGAAATTGCTTGATAGTCCGGCTCCAGGTTTAATCTGTTGTGTAGTATATCCAGAAGTACTACCTCTTCTTTTTCGTACTTAATGATATGAGGATCTTCAGTAGGGCTAATTACTTCAAATACGGCCGATGCATTCTCCTTCTTTAGTAAACTCTTAAGAAAGTCGGAATCATGTTTACTTACTGTATCATTAAATATTCTTTCAAATCTCTCAGCAAAAGGTCCACTATCTGTTGTCTTAGATGCAAATACTACCTGTCCATCTACCACAGACATAATTCCTAAGTATCCATTTTCCTTGACAGCTACTTTAACAGGGAACACTAGGGATTTTTCAAGATTCTCCACCCTAGTTTCTTTCTGTTCGCCTAGGTTAAAGAATTTGTCATAAGATCTCATCCTAACTTCACCAGTCTTCTTATCTACAAAAAGTCCCCTTGCCTTGATTGTTGCTAGATTCCACTTCTTGCCAATAAATGCATTCCTAGTAAAGTTCAGTGAGTACATATTATGCTTACAGCCTTTGACATTAACAAGTCTACTATTCATCATCTTACAAACCTCTGGATCATCTACCTTATATACTGCCTGTTGAAAATTATTTAGCCTCTCTTCGCTGAATACTTTATTTTCAAACGATAGTAATTCTCGGTCTCCCTCAGTTATAGACAACACTTTTAGATTTCCTCCAAATTCAACACTATCCTCTAGACAAATAGAGTGTTCTGTTGGGTCCGTATTTCTATGTCCATGTACTTGTATAAAGTCTTGACATCTCCCTAGTAAGTAATTTTCTTCATAGATCTTATCAACCTCCATGTCATATCCACCTACTCCTTTTATCATATTAATTGTAGGTATAGTGGTTAAGCTAGGAACTGCAGTAAGACCTCCATGTGTAACTAGGTATTTCTGCCCCTTATGTACAAAAGCGAAACATTGACGTAGCTTGTTGTATATTTCTTTTAGATTCTTCACTACCTGATCTCTTGGGTATGACTTCTCTATTTCTTCTAGTGTTGCTTTAAAATCACTAGAGGTTATATCTAGTCCGTTAATAAGTTTCCATATATGCTTTTCATGATTACCTTCCAATAGTATTACATTTCTATCTTTATGGTGCTGTACTAGAAAATCATACATCTCCTTATTCTCAATACCTCGATCAAAATAGTCTCCAACAAATACATATAAGACATCAGGATTCAATGTTTCACCCACTGCCTCTTTTAGACAAGTATAGCAGCCATGAACATCTCCGATTATCTTGACTTCTTTATAGTCTGATACATCCGTGACATAGTAGTTTATTATTTCATCGATACTACTAATCTGTTTAAACCGGTTTGATAGTTTATTGGCCTGTAATATCTCATAGGCTCTGGTTATTTCAGATTCCGGTACTCGTCTTATTAGGTCACGCAGGTTGTTTCTCTCTAGGCACTCTTCTAATGTTGCCTCTATGTTGAGTTGGTAGCAGTTATATCTATACTTATCTGCTAACTCCAAATATTTAGAAACTGCCTTACTTGTTTTGTGGGTTGCATCAATTACTGTAAAGTCACCACTCCCCATACGAACCTCTAACATCCTGTGCAGTGTGTTCCAGACTTCCCTATCAGACCTTGCACTTATCGACATACTACCATCTTCCGTCATGCTAGGTGAATGGAACATCAACCTAATCTCGTCTGCAGAAAGTGTGTAGTCTGTTAAGTTATTGTTTTTGATGAAGGTAGATTTTCCACTACCCATACAACCTCTTAAGATCAGTAAAGTTCTCATATATTAATTTCGTTTTTAAATTTCATGATCATATCCATACTCACGACTTCCTAAGGTACTTTCATCAATTGCCAGTCCCTTATCGATTAGTCCTCGTGTATCAAAGAATCTACTACATAGCCAATCTCGTTTTTCCTGACTGTCCATTTGTAGTATGTCATCCCTTGTTGCTGTCTTGTCACCACTATACTCCCTATAATCAATCAAGTCTCGTTCTTCTATGTCTTCCAGCTTTTTGAGAATAGGTCGTACATTTTCAATACTTACATACTCATCATCACCAAGAAACTCACACATCGCTAGAACATCTTTTGCTTGATTTGTGTGATTATAGATCGGTTGTACATAGACTCTATTTAATGTATATCTAAATCCACTAACTTCTACTTTAAGCCCAAAACACAATCTACTAGTTATGTCTCTGACTAGCTCTATTTTTTCTTTTTCGTTCATACTTACAAATTGCTTCTATTATATTTTTTCTAACATTAGCTCTATACGCTTGATATCCGCCTGTATAGTCGATTATGTAATTACTAGAACACCATACTATATCGAGCTTAGTCTGTTTCTGTTCTGTTAGTTCTTCCCAGTCAAACTCGTAATGTAGTAGATAGGCGGTCGGGTAGTCTGTATTAGCTGATTCATCTTGTACTGAGAATAAGAAATCGTTATCGTTCAGGTTAAAAATACAACCACTAGTACATACCCACTCTTCGGGCCCTGCAATAATGTGTAAGTAGCCTGATTTTACTGCTTTTTTGCCGTTAATAATTTCTGCCCTAACCGTATACCAGGCTGAGAGGTTTGGATCTGCATTATCACCTACTAATCTACAGGCTGAAAAACTAGATTCACCGTCTCTTGTTATCTTAAGAACTATACTGCTCATTGCTCACTAAGTTCTATTTTTTCTTTTTTCTTCATACTTACAAATTGTTTTTACTATATCATTAATTAACCTACTTTTATACTTCTCATAACCACTAGTATAATCTATCAGGTAACTACTAGAACACCATACTACATCAAGCTCTGTCTGTTCCTGTAATTTTCTCCAATCAAACTCATAATGTAGCAAGTAGATAGTTGGATATTCATGGTTAACATATTCACAGTTTACCGATAAGAAGACATTACTATCATTCAGGCCAAATATACAATCACTAGTACATACCCACTTATCAGGTCTTGCGATAATATATAGATAGCCTGACTTAACCGACTTTCCTCCATCTATTCTCTCTGCATTAACTGTATTCCAACTAGATAAGAAGTCTAGATTGGCACCTTCCCCAGCTTTCCGACATACTGAAAAACTAGATTCACTGTTTCTTGTTATCTTAAGAACTATGTTTCTCATCTTCCACTATCCTTGTTGCAGTTTTTAACAGTTCGTCAATCTCTTCCTTTAGTTTACCCCTACCTGTTTCTTCATACTTACTAAAACTCCAGACCACTCTTAGTTCTGTTGGTCTATTATTTACGTAATCTTGTCTGTTGAATTTATAGTAGAGCAAGTAGAGGCTATATCTAGTACTACCTCTGGCTATTTTTATAATATTAGCCTTAAGATTTTCGTAGAAGAAATAATCTAGGTCTTCTATTCTACCACCAAATAGATAACGTGTTCTATTTTCTGTGACTACTAGGTATCCAGACATATAATCTTTGTCACCTAGCCTTGTATAAACCATGCCTGGCCTATAGTGTTCACTGTCTCCTATTACTCTATTCTTTTCGAGATAGAACTTACCTCCTATTTCTTTCGTTATATCAAATTCTACTAGCATTATATTTTCTTGCTTTATAGTTTTTTACTGCTTGTCGTATATTATCCCACAGGCCATCTAGTATATTTTTGTAGATATTTTCACCAACTCCTTTCTCACGGTACTTACTAAAACACCATATAACATCTAAGGTAACTGTATCTGGACCACCAATTTTGAAGTCGTAGTATAATAGATACCAAGTACTTTTTATAGGTGAGCTGTCAATAGTAGAATATAATCTAGCCATTACTACTTTTTCATATCTAAGTTTATTGCCTATATACATCGCACCTCTATCAGAATCTTCAAAGTAGGCCGTTATATATCCAGGCTCACAAAATTTCCCGTTAGTGTCTATAAAAACATACCTACCTCCAGTATTAGGTAACCTTGTTGGAAGTTTTGTAAGGAAGAATTTATCGTTGCCCACTCTTGTAAGCTCAAACATTATCTTCTTCTTGTCCATCTTTGAAAATAGTCTTATATAGCTTATGATAGTAAGCCTCTAAGTCTTTAGGTGTCTTACTATTCTTTATCTTACTACAACCCCAAACAAGTTCAAGTTTACTATCAAAGTAATTACCTGTCTTATACATCAATACAGTTCTACCTTGTACTTCTTGAAATTCTATCATAAGACTTGTGAAGAAATCCTTAGTAACTCCTTTCTGTGCTGTCCTCCTGATTGGTCTTACCTTACCATCCTTTAGGTCAACTGATAGGATAATAATACCGGGCTCTAAAAATTTCCTAGTCTTTGTGTGTACTACTACTCTTACCAAATCACTATTACTAATACAATAACGTCTCAAATAGTAATCATCATTTTCTTTTTCTATTTTTGCTTTTATCCACATACTTACAATTAAGGGGTCTAGGTCACTTCAATACCTTACTAGTGAAGATTAAATAATAAAAACATGGATAATTATTTCAGGTATCTAAAAGAATTATTAAAAGAAACCGGATCGAATACTTTTAGCGATCTGGTAGAAGATAATCAGACATACTTAGCTGACTTGAGTGGAACTATTTACTGGTCGACTGGTGATAAAGGTTATGAATATTATCAGACTACCAATATCTTAGATAGTGAATCTTTCTTAGAGAGTGGCGGCATGTATTTCTGTGAGCTATCTAGTAAGTCTGTTAGTAGTGAAGAATATGCAATCTACACTGCTACAATAACACTTCATACATTAGTCGGTGAGGTGAGTCTTATGGCAGAGGCAGAAGATAAGGTGGGTGCTGATAGGTTTGCAAAAGAACTGGCGGAGCTTAGTAGGTCCTATATAGTTGAGTCTAGTAAGTTTAGTGCTAGGGATTGGAAAACATATCTTTATAATAATTTTGGTGGTTCAAGTTTAATAGATAATAGTATAGACGATGGAGAAATTGAATATTAATAAAGTACCGAGTAAGAGAAAGGATAGAATTAAACTCCTAGATTCAGCACTTGTACAACTTAAGCGTGAATTTGTAGGTCTTGATGATATAATTGATCAACTTGGTGCTAGTGTGTATGCTTGGTATGTGACGCCAGAGATTATTACTAGACCGACCATTGTATCTATTTGGGGTATGACAGGTACTGGTAAGACAAGTGTAGTTAAGAGATTGATTAGCTTGTTATACCTAGATGACGTAAGAATTTCATTTGATTGTGGTGAGTGTAGAGATAATAATAAATCTATCAGCACGGACATTATGGATACTTTTGGTAAGTCTGAAGAGTCTGATAGTGGTGATAGATTTTCCGGCAGTAATAGTCTTGTATTTATGTTTGATGAATTTCAGTATGCAAGAACTATTAATGAGTCTGGTGAAGAAGAAGTAGCACCAAGTCTTCGCCCTATCTGGTCAATCTTGGATAGTGGTATTATAGATATCAATGATTATAACTATGATTTCAGTAACCTATGTGATTTTATAGATGAACTAGTTGATACATCTAAGTCATTACCACATATTATAATCAAGGATAATCATATTGAATCTCCTGATGATGTATCTGCATTTCTAAATATTATGTTCTTTCACTATGATAGGGGACCTTCTATTAAGACGGACAATACAGAAGATCAGAATAAGCCACTTGAAGTATTGACTAGTAGATATCTTAGGACAATTATTAGGAGGCTCAATAATAAGAGTGATGCATTGGGTAGTAGGGTTGCGAAGGAATTATTATCAGGTGAGTATACAATAGGTCAACTAGCGGAGAGACTTGAGGATATTAAGAAACTTGCAGCCTCTTCTCGTAAACTTGATTGTAGTAAGTCGCTTGTATTTATCTTGGGTAACTTAGATGAGGCATACAAGGACAGTTCTGATATAAGCCCAGATATTGATGCAGACTTATTCTATGATATTACTAGTAGGGTGACAACAACTGATATCAAAGAAGCACTTAAGGAGAGATATAGGCCTGAACAGATTGGAAGACTTGGTAATAATATAATCAAGTACCCAACATTGAGTAAGGATAGTTTTAAGAAGATTATTGACTTAGAGATAGGAAGGATATTAGACAGATTTTCAGAGGTAGATAAGATAAAAGTAGTATTCGAGCAGAGTATGAAAGACCTCCTGTATTCCGAGTCTGTATATCCGACGCAAGGTGTAAGGCCGGTTCTCAGTAGTATTGACACTCTTATTACACCGTATCTATCTAAGGTAGTGGAACATAAAGGTCGTAGTAAGTCTGTTAGTATTAGTGTAGTCGGTGATATAAGAGATTTTAGATTACCTCGCGTCGATATTAGACTCAAGTTCGATAAGGCAGAGGAAGTGATAGTAGAACAGAAACTAGAACTTGGTAAGGAAAGATGCCCAGAGAATAGAAAGAAAAGATTTATTTGTGCGGTTCATGAAATTGGCCATGCGATTATGTACTCTTGGTGTAAGGGAGAAGTACCAGATAGTATAGTTAGTGTTTCTACTGATCATGGTGGATTTTGTAGTACTTATGATAGACGTTTTGCAGGAGAAATAGACTGTAGAAGGGATGTCTTAGATGAGGTCAGAATTTCACTAGGTGGATATCAAGCAGAAAGGGTAATCTATAATAACCCTGATATGTGGTTACTTGGTAGCAGTAGTGATATACGGAGCTTGTGGAAAGAGCTTAGTAGTGCTGTTATGGATTGTGGATTTGACTTACCACTACCATTGTCGCATAGAGATGTCGAACAGAATGGTAGTATAAGTAATGGTCTTGACTGTAAAGATGTAATGGTAACAAATAAGTCAACAGGTGATGGTAGAATCTTAGAGCTCATCAAGGAAGGTATGGATTATGTATGGTCTGTGCTAAGTGATGAAAAAGAACTGATCAAGAAAGCAGCAATCAAGTTAGGTGAGCAAGGCAGTATGAGTGGTCAGGAGTTCTCAGATTTTATAAGGCAGTATGGTAATAAACTAACACTAGACAAGATGAAAGAGGTCTATGGTGAGAGAGATCCAGAGTATTATTTTAAGGAGTTAGTATAGGTATGTTTTTTGGGAGAGGGTAGTAATATTCTCTCCCTCTTGTTTCCTTATTAGTAGTATGAGAAATTTAACAGAAGAATTAAGAATAAAACATATTGGAAGAAGAGATCCAATAAGTGATGTAGTTAATACTTTACTAAGAACAGGCTTTCAATGTACTGAACTATCCACTCACAAAGGGGACTTATTGTTAACAGTACTACGAGAGAAAGGTATGAGTATTCTAGATTCGAGAATAGTGGTTGAAATCTATACTGACGAGAAAAAGAAAAACTTAGAGTTGGTAGTAGTTAATAATAATATAATGACTTACAACTTCACTAAGTACTATTATGATGCAACTAACTTCTATATGGGGCTAGATGCAAAAGTCTTACTAGGTCCAGAAGATACGGATCAGTTAAGTAAGATACTGAGTATAATCTATAATAGTACTAAGTTCTTTGAGTATGAACAAAGATTACTAGAACTAAGATTTGAATTATCTATTATGATAGAGAGTACTATTTATCCGATGCTGAAAGAAAATGGGTATAGGATTTATAGGAATAGACAATTTAGTAATTCTAGAATTGACTTAGGAGTTGTTCCAAAGGTGCGTGTTAAAAACTCTTGCCTTGACTATATCTTTGCTAGACTAAATGGAAATACTCCGTTCATTGGTTTTGGTGTTCATCCAATAACTGGTAGATTCATAGTGTTGGATGCAAAGGAGAGCAACTTACAGAATTATCATCGGGTAGATCTCAATGAACTATCGAAGGAAGAATTAACAAAATATATTAAATCAATTATTAAATGAGATTATGGGAAACCTAAGTATTAAGAAAAAAGAAGAAGCACTTATCAAAGCAGGTAGAACAGTTGATGATAAGGGCAAAGTAGATGTAACAAGACTTGATGACCAAACTATTAAGAGGTGCAGGGATATCACAAAGGGTATAACTGATTCTGACAGCCTTAAGAAATTTGGTTCAGATATAGTAAGTACAGGCAGCGATTGTGTTAGTACTTTGCTGGAACTCAATAAACTGGATAAGGCTGGTGAAGCTGGTAGGTATGTAAAAGAGCTTATCAGTACAATCAGAAAGAACGAGCTGAAAGATCCAAGTACTATGAAGGGTTGGAGAAAGTTTGTTGCTATGATTCCAGTATTTGGTACCCCTGCAGTATTGTCGGCAGATAAGATCATGGCTAGGTACGAATCAAGTAAGGATGACGTTAACAAGATCATCGCCAAAGTCAAAGAGATGGAGGTAGACTTGGATAGTGACATGAATTCTCTAGTCTTAATGGAACAAAGGGCTGAGGAGTTGTGTGAATATTACGGCGTTCATGTAGTCGCACTAGCTGTCTTATATAACGACGAGACAGAAAAGCTGCAGAAGATGTTGAAAGAATTTGAACAAGATCCTTCATCTCATAGTCAGTCAGAATTAGATAAGCAGCGTGAGTTCGTCGAGAAAATAGACAGACATTCATTCGACTTATTTATGGCCGGACAGAAAACACACAATCTAGACCTACCTCAGATTAGAATGATGAGGCAGAATAATGAGAGACTGCGTGAGAATAATGAAGAGATCTATAGGACAATCATACCAAATTGGGAGACATCGATCGCTATTGCCATTATGAATCAGAAACAGAGGGCAGTGCTTGAAACTCAGAAGGCGATCAAGGATGTCAACAATGAACTTACCTTGAATAACGCTAAGATGATGAAAGAAACAACAAGTAAGATCTTAGTGGAGGGAAGTAGAAGTATTATTGATGTCGAGACTTACAAGAAGGCAATGAATGATGTATTTACTGCCCTCTCTGACACAACTGAAAAGCTAGCACACATCAAAGAGCAGAGGGATAATGACCGTGCTGAGATTGTGAAGGCTAATAAGGAAATGTCAGCAAAGATGTTAGAACTTAGTAAGAGATCGGAAAACCTCTTGCTTAGTAATACTGAATTTGTACCAGATGCGCTTAAGTAATGTACAGAGAAGATAAGATAAGAGACGTTACATACAAGTACAATGAGAAAACCGGCGAAATACTTTATACTAGCACTAAGAGAAGGTACCTAGAAGGAATCAAAGCGGTATCTATCAAGTCTAGCTTACCGAATATAGAGTATGAACTAGAAGGTATAGAAGCACCGAACAGTAAGGGCGTAGTTCTGAAGGAAGGTGAATTATATAAGCTAAGGATGTCAGGCTCGGATTTGATATTTAGGCTGATAAAACACTTCCCCGACAAGTCAATTGTAGTAATGCAAGTGCTATCTGATGAGCCTAGTAAGTTTAGGTTGATGAATAGAGAACAGTGCAAGGAGTTAGGTATTGTATATCAAAACTATCTTGCCGTATTCTCAGCTGGCTTAGGTTGGATTAGTACTAGTCTGGAATGTGATGATTTTGACCCGTTTAACTTAAGTACGTATGATAAGTCTATAGTACCAGGGAAGACAGGTAGTATTAGATATATGATTGTAGAACTCCCTGGATTTAGGTATGTAGATTCTGATACAGTCTGCTTGGATTGGACAGGTAGACCGATATTATACTTAGACTTAGAATTACTACTTACACAGCTTGAGGTTAGTCTGAAGAAAGATATAATTAGTACAGATCTAGATAAGTATAATGAACTATCGAGGGGTACATATCTCAGTTGGTCAGTAGTTAGAGAGTCTTTCCCCGGTTCAATTAAGAGGAATGATGTTGAACTACTAGACCAGAATGGGAGTATATATCTGATCTTGGATTTTACTTGGAAAGGTTTAGGTATTTGTCCGCTTGCACTAGATGGAATTAAACTAGAAGACCTAATTAGTGTGTCGATTAATACATCTTTTAATATCAAGCCGGGCGAGAAACCTGATTACTTAAAAGCAAGTAGTACTGGATTTGTAACGGTGCCACCTGAAATATTTGAAAAGAGAAAAGGTAGGTACTGGAAAAAAGGTATTACAGGACAGGGTAGATTCCTTATTAGTGATAAATGATTTGTACTCAGAAGTTTGTTGTTAGATTACATAGTTGGCCTGTGATGGGTCGACTATGTTTTTTTTTGCACCCTGAGATCCCCTAGATTTCTTATTAATGAGAAATACTCTTATCAGGGGATTTTTTTCTAATAAAGCCATTATTTGTAGCTTAGCCGTGAGGTTAGGCTACATTTTTGTTATTCTCTTGGTATTATTTCCTTATTTGTAGAAGAGTATTAATATAAATTTCAAGTTATGACGGTAAGAATACGATTAAAGAAAAAAGACTGCGAAGATATAATTCGCAGTTGTGGTTATTCTATTAAGACTATTAAAGACTTAGTAGAAGAAATTAAATTTAAAAGTGAGCCCGGAAAGTCAGCTGTTATATCTTATGCTGGTAAAGTTAGAGTTGCCTACAAAGATGAGCTAGAATTGATGAGCTTAAGAGCAGCAATAAAAAATGTAGCCCTGATTGAAGATTTTACAGCTAAGAATTGGGATACAGTACGTAACGTCTATTATGTGTACTGTAGTGGTAATTTTCAGCTAGAATCAATCGCAGAATCCTTATTAGAAGATAGAGTACGTGAATTAATAAGAGATAAGGACTTTTAAGATGAAGAAAACTGTAGGATTTATCGTATATCATAGAGTTGATTATGATGGATTATTTTCAGCTGCGATTATCCAAGACTACCTAGAAAGAGAGCTTGGGTATGAGAAAGTATTGACAAAGGGTTGGAATTATGGAGACAGCATTCCAGAACTACCTAAGATTGGTAAGGATGAGCTATGTCATGTTTTTCTAGTTGACATTTCATTTCCACCAGAGGATATGAAAAGGCTTAAGGAGTTATCAGGTGGTTATAGGGCTATCTGGATTGATCATCACATTGGGGCGATTGATACAGCTAAGGAACATTCTTACGATGACATGGATGGTCTTAGAATGATAGGTCTTGGTGCGTGTGAACTATGTTGGAAATTTATGTATGGTGTTGATAGTATTGTTCCGAAAGCTGTGAGGCTAGTATCTGCATATGATGTTTGGGATAAGAGTCGATTTTCATGGGACAAAGAGACACTAGCATTCCAACTTGGCCTTCGTACTAAGTATGGTATGGTCTTGAATTCCATTAACCAAGTATTTGATAAACTGAGGATAGATAATTCCCCACTCACTGCAGAAATACTAGAGACAGGTAAGCAGATAACAGTATACAATCAGAAACGTCATAAAGCCGCCGTTAAGTCTCATGCATTTTCAGTAGTAGTAGGTGGTAAGTATAAGGGAATTTGTATGTTGACTCAGGAATTTGGAAGCCAGCAGTTCGAGTCAGTATATGGAGATTATGATATTACAGTGTGCGTAAACTTAAGGCATGATGAAAACGGCGGGCTGTACTATTCAATATCAATGTACAGTGAAACCGAAACTGGATTAAACCTTGCTGATTATATGAAACAAAACTATAATGGTGGAGGTCATAAGTGTGCAGCGGGTGGTACAATGACGAGAGATCAGTTCCTAAGACTACTAGATAATCAGGTAGTGTAGGGCGGATAAAAAAAGAAGAGTTAGTAAAACTGACTCTTCTTAAATTTTTTATTTATTAACTCATTTATTGTACTGTCTTTAATATTTAATGTATCTGTTTTTATTTTCTCCGGGTAATCAAAAAGTTGGTATATTATAGACTCATCTTTATCCGGATCGCCTGTTGTTAGATGCCATGCCAGAAATTTATTTTCTTGTATTAATTTTTCTAGTTCAGACAAGACCCTTTTCTTTGTTATATATTTAAAGCTCTTGTCCGATATTACTAGTTCGATATTGTATTTAACAGGTTTTTTTAGCTTACCCAAGTACGTTATTCCAAGTCCCATTTCTAGTTTGTATTTTGACATAAATGATATGTTCATAATGATTCCTAGGTGTGGGACAATAACTCCCCTTCTATTAATATCCCAATAACTAAGTTCTGTCATAGTCTACTCAATTTTTTATCTAATTCTTTTTCTGTCATACTATTAGCCCTTAATGTATCATTTATCAGGCTATCTTCTATCTCTACTGTATCTGTATTAAGTATTTTTTCCTTAGGTAGTTCTGGATATTCAGGTGGATCTTCTGTCAACTCTGTATATAGTAACCTATCTGAATAAACACCATTCTTCATGTAATCTAGATAAATATCAATAATACCTTCCTTTCTTAGATATTTAGATGTGAGGACATCTATTGATATGTAGTAATCCTTAGGTACGCGCAACTTACGACCTTTGATTATATATCCAAATACATGATCAGATATATTATACTGAGACCTAACAGGAATAATAATCTTAGCCGAAAGATTGTCACTTTCATTGTTTAGATAGTAAAGTATTGTCACTTTCACGATGGCTTTACTCCCCAATAAACTATTCCTACTTTAATTATAATTCTATATAATACATTCAATAATAAGGAAAAGAAAGGATAGTAGTTTTACCTACTATCCTAATTTTATTTTCCCGACTATATCATAAATATCTACCTCTTTTACTAGTAAATATTCTCGCCCTAGTATTACATATGGATTATCAGGGTATCTATCAAGCTTTTCTTCCTCACTTATCTTGAGGGCGTAACGCATTTTAAGTATACTAGCTGTATCTGGCATTAAGTTTTCTAATTCCTTCATTACTGTTTTGCTAGTTAGTACTTTCTTTGTGGGTATACAAAATCTTATGTAGTTATTGACTGTCTTATCACCATTACACACAGATTTTCTGATACCTGAAAATAATCCCGTCACACATGTAAGTTTATATATACTGTCAGTGACTGGAATTTCTACTGCTGCTAATATCTCCTCTACTGATATACCTGGGTACTTAACTAGTTTATAGGCTACTTTGATTTTAATTCTTTTCATCCTTCTTAGTATAATACCAGAATGTACCAACCTGAGCACATGTAGATACTAGTAGGATACATAGTACTACCATGATTATTGTATTATCATCATCTGAATCCAATTCTGGCTCAAGGTAGTCAAAGTCTCTAAAATCCTTCTTTTTCCATAGTCCAATATTCTCTCTAAGGAACCAATGAAGTCTATCTAAATCAAGCTTCTTCTGACTCTGTAAGAATAATTTACATCTAGTGTCAAGTGTTATATCATCCTGCCAAGAGAAACAATCAGCCCACTTAACTTCATGCGTAGACTTATCAATCCCTACACAGATAACAAGCTCATTCTTATTACCACCTTGCCAGTAGTTCTTTTGTTCCTCCGCTATCTCTGGACCTTGACCTTCCTTAAATACTAGCACAAAAACTCTTATCTTCTTTCTGCTTCCCTCCCTAGCATTGAAGTTTGTAAATTTCTTAATAATATCTTTTCCTGGATTAAAGCCTAAGATCGGATTTTGTTCTTGTTCATACATATTAGGGCCACTGATACTTGGATAATCGAATAAGCCAAGTAATTTTGCCTCCTCCTTACTTACATCTCTTAGTCTAAATGCCGTCTGTGTTCCTTTATATATGGCATTTCTAAGGAGTAGGTAATTAGGTGTTGTCCTAGTTGATCCCAGTAATATTCCTGCGCATCTCCATCCACTGTATAATAGTTTCTGTGCATATCTACAAAAATGGGCTTCGTATTCCACAATGTCTTAATGCTGTCAAAATACTCCTTGCTTGTATAGATCTCATTACCGCCATTATCAACCAGTATCCATCTCTCTGGGTGATACTCAACGTAGGAACAATCATAAGTTTCTGTCCTAGTATTTCCCCTAGAATCTCTGATCATTCTAGTACAAGTTCTGTGTATATATTCGTTCCACCTATCTAAGTGTCTGATCTTAGAATAATAGAAAGACCAATACTCCGTATCAGATATCTTACTGTACCTAATTGTGTGATCCATTGTAAATATCGTGATCACAGTTAGTATAGTAGGAACCGTTAAGAGCAATAGATATGTTATACCCCTTCTCTCATCACTTAGATCTAACTTCTTATTCTTTCTGAAATACCAATATACAACATTAGCTGCAATAATTGGTAATAGTATTAGTAAGTAAATCATTTCTTTAGATTATTTTTTATTATACTAATTATTCTATCACTATCTAATCTCATCTTATAGCACTTATTGTAGACGTCACTGTTCCCTCTCCAATTGTAAGGCCCTATACAAAAACCGGATCCTGTACCACTAAGTGTTTTCTCCAACGCACAATACACACTCTTTTCTGTTGGATGTTTTTTGTTATTGAATTTAATAGTAACTTTATACCTAGAGTATACGGGTTTTCCTTTAAACATTTCAGGGGAGTGACCTTCAAGAACAGCCCTACCTTTAATTATTCCAAAGTTAAGCTGGAAGTCTAGGTCTATCAGAAAATCTAAATTCACTTTATATGGATAGTGTGGTATAGTTTCCGTAAGGTAGTATGTTCCTAGTATTTTCATTTCTTAAATAGATCAACTTTGCCATCTTCTACCTTATTCTCCATAATGCCTTTAGTGTAGGTGCTGCTGATCATTTCATATTTCAGCATCTTATCCTCTACAAAAAGGCTAGATGGGAATGTCTGTACTAGGTTATTATGGACTCTCACAATATCAATGATTTCAAGTTGTGCATTCAAGAACTGTCTCCTCTGCACTTCGATCGTAACACTAAGATCCTTGTATAGTTCATTACTGAATTCTGGATTTTGTTCTTTTATCCAGTTAAACAAGACCTTATCATTTTGATCGTATCTTTTGCTCATGATATGGTTATAGATAGAATCAAACTGGCTTGCATACTCTTTCGTTACGCCCGCCTTAGATTCTAGTACTTTCCACATATTATCATGGACACCTTCAATCTTAGATAATTGCATGTCATACTGATTTACTAACCTTGTCTGCTCATTCTTATAGCTTACTTTCATAATGAGCAAGATAATAACTGTGCAAAATATAGCTGCACCAATACTAATTAAAATTGTTTTTGAAATTCTCATAAATATAATTAATTAAACTGAACTCTGTATTAATTTTCAACTATAAGGGGACTAGGGCGTCATGTGAGAGGATCTGAATACCTTAATAATGTAATCAAAAGAAAAATAAGAGATGAGAAAATTTAAAGTTAGCGAGAGAGTTGAATTTATTGATAAGAATCCAGGAAGTACAGGATTAAGTCACAACGGTGTTTATGAGATTGTAGGTTTTGGACAGATGAAGGATTCTCAACATAACTGGATCAACGCAGTACTATACAAGGCAGTGGGACATGAAACAGTTTACGTAAGAGCAGAGGAAGACTTCAATATCAAATTTAAGCTTGCAGATGGACAAGCCTAGATTCCTTATAGTTGAGCATATTTGTTATCTCAATAAACATTTATAACTTGATTATGTAGTAGTTCGGTCGGGAGACTAGGCTACTACTTTTTTCCGTCTATTTTGTCCTAAATCCCTTATTATTGTATGAGTATTAAAAAATTCCTTAAAAATAACAAGGCAAATATCTTGTTAACTGCGGGTATTGTGTACCTGTATCTAGAGAGTAAGAGGACTATGAAAGAGAATGGTCGTCTTCGTGGAATAATAGAGAACCAGAATGATGAGATCAAAGGTTACAAAAGAGTAACAGAGAGAATGATCTTCAATGCTGGAAAGAATTCACGAACACCGATCTAATATAGTCAAGTTATTAACAAATTAAATCAATCAAAGAAAATGGAGAACAAGGAAATTTTGTACAAAGCAGTTGTAGAGACTGTTAAATCGGAAAGCAATGAAAATGTAGCTGACCGTAAGTTAATTTTAGAAGCAGCTGGAAAAGCTTTAAACCAGTTCGGAATGGATAGTTCCGGTAAATATAGACTTGCTGAGTTATTGATCAGTGAGTTAAAGAGTAAAAATCTCTTAGTATCTGAGAAGACTGAGGGAAACATAGAGAAAGAGGTAGGACGTAGAAAACAAGAAGTCTACCTCATTCAGTATGGCAAGGCACTCGAATATTTAGAGGGTCTTACTAAGAAAACTAGTGGCGAAGTAATATCGCTCACTAATAAAAACAAGAAAATCCGTGATGCTAGAGTAAGTCTAGAGAAGAACGGATATAGCAAGGCGGAGGCAAAGAAGATCTCCACCGTTACAAAGAAGCAGGCCGAGAGGTTAGAACAGCTTCTGAGGTTTGTGATAAATAAATGCACAAACAGAACAATTACATTCACACAGTTGAGAGAATTGTGGGGTGTTAGCTATTTGGATGAGAAACAGTTAGAAACTATTAAATCATCCTTAAAGGCGTATGGTGTAAACTTTTTCTACACCATTACAATCGATGGAAGGTCAAAGGTACTAACACTATCTAATGACCCAATCGGAACACTAAAGTCACTTGCTGAGATGGCAAAGGACTTATTTGGTGTAAAGATAGATACCAACATAAAGAAACCGTCTATGAACGATGGTAGAAGATTAATTAAGGTATCAGAGAAAACAGTTGGTAAGGCAGAGTTCATAACAGATCATGTTAAGGAGCTTATGTTTTACATTGGCGGTATTCTTGTACTTGAGAATAGAGCCGTAGACGTTGATGCTATTATATCTATCTTAGGTAATAATAGCTATCGAGGACTTAAAGAAACTCGTGAGAGTATCTTTGAGGTAGTAAAAACTTATCCTGAATACTTCGCGAGAAGCATTGGGAATAAGAACTGTATCGGATTTAGTTCTATTAAGAATTCATCCGAGATCTGGGAAGAACTGAAGAATAAGTTCAGCCCAGTTAATGACAAAGTAGAGTTCGCATGGCATATAGGAAGCGGATTAAGTCTTGAAGAGATTCAGGAGTATTTCCCAGAGTCCTATAAAATAAGACCTGAGGCGAACATTGTGGTAATTAGGCTGACAAAAAGTGTAGAGGATTTACAGAAACTTGCACTACTGTCATTCAAATTCCGCAAAGAGGATTTCGCAATACAGCTAGACAATGTAGAAGAAAAACTAGCCGCAGAGCGAAAGATGTTGGAAACGAGAACAAAAAGGGTATTTAACCCTAGAACTAATAGATGGATTGGTCTGGATGAGTCTGATGCAAGACTTAAGAATGATCGTATTATCTATGAAATAGAAAAGTTATAAACTTTTTGTTGTCGTCCATGACTGTGGCTTACTGGTTCGTGAAGGATCGGTAAGCCCATTTTTTTTTCAATTCCTTACCCTAGATTCCTTAATTATGAATATGATTGAGTTTAGAACGGTTAGATCAGATAGGTATAATAGAGAAAGAAGACCTAAATGTAGAAAGAAGTTTGGTAGAAAATTAGTAAGCGATGATATACGTAGGTTACCCATGAGAACTTACTCGATGTGGTACAGAGATAAATATCACTTCAGTTCATACTGTAAGCCTGAGTACGGAGAGACAATTAAGTTCCTGTATTCTAGGATAGGTAAGGACTATAATGATACTTACTCAGAGATTATTAAGAGGCTAGGTAAGAAAACAGTGAAGAACTATGTATTCAGAAGGGACTTACTCAGGACGGTACAGAAAAATGATGTAGTACTTAGTAGTGTATTTAGGTATAGAAAACCATCAAAGAGTCATTACGGGTTTTACTTAGATGATCATGGTATACTTAGATATAGCATGTATTATTCAATCAATAGGAGACCTAGTAATAGAAAAAGATCAGAGACCCTAGAAAATATAGAGTCTTATGATCCAGTTGAGGTATATAGTGCACGACCAATCTATAAACAGCAAAGTTGGATTAGACTGAAAGATAAATATTATGTTCAGACTTTCATGGACGGGCTTATTGTGCCTGAGAAATTACCAGTCTATGCAATTGGACTGTCTTCTATGTACAGTAATCGAGGAACCTTACCAGGTGCACTTAGGATGTTTGAGCCAGTCATGATATCAGGAATCGGTTACTGTCACAGAATTACCAACCAATACAGAGATACAACAACAATAATATTCTTAGTAAAAACAAAAAATATAGAAAAATGGAGAAAGAAGAAATCTGCAGAGTAGTAGAGAATTCAGAGATTGGTAGGTATATATCTAGGCCTGACCTGCTTAATATTCTGGAGGTAGAGAAGGACAATCTCGAAAAGCTAACAGAACCAGATCTCAAGTTTATGATTGCAAATAGAAAATTAAGAAACCCTGAACTTATGGGATTCTTAAGTCTTATGTGTCCGCTAGTAGGGAGAAGTTATTTCTATGGTGCAAACAGTAAGAGGTATGCAGAGTTACTAGATAATTCATCAGTCTTACTTTATGCACTTCTGATGGGTACCTGCACTGTGATAGACATTGTTCATCACGCACCGATAGTATGGGCCATTGTAGTAGTGTTTAACTTAGTAATGTCGGTCTATACAAGATACTGCACAAAAGTAACTAACACTAAATATTTTATGGCCAGTTGTTCGGTGCTAATAGACAACAATGGAAGTGACGCAGTGAAAGATTTTATCAAGAACCAGGAGAGACCATAAAGAGGAACGAAAGAAAAAGTAGTAGAAATTAAATCTACTACTTTATTTTTTTTTTATTCACCACCACCTAAGGTCTTCATCATTTCTTCAAACTGCTTCTTCTGTTGATAGTCTGCAATTTCCTGCTGTTTCTTAGATTCTATATCAAGTGGATTAATGCTCCGCTTTGTATTTTCATAGAACCAAGAAATAGTCTGCATCACTGCCATCTCTGCAATGTCTTTATCCTCCTCATCAATCTCATCACCCCTAAAGAATGCACAATGGTCGGTCATAATAAACTCAAACTCAAAAGGAAGATCATCTGAATCAAGCTTACAAAGTACTGCATGCTTACCCCCTTCTAATGTTGGTATCTTATCATTACCGTCTAAGAAGTAGGTTTTCCACTTGTTATAATCTAGGTAAGGAATTCTGACCTCTAAGTTAAACTCATTCTTATAATCAGGTTCCTTGTCAAGCCCTTTATACTCTACATTGTTTACATTGTTGTCGCCGTAGAATATCCTAAGCTCTGGACAAATCTCTTCTTCCCAGAGTCTATCTAGCGCCTTATAACCTGACCCGCTAAACATGAGAACTAATCTATCTGCACTGTCAACTGCAATAAACTGACCATTAAATAGGAAACAATTACCTGGCTTTAATTCTGATAAGGCGCCTAAGAAATTCCTATCTTCGAATGTTCTACACTTAACGCCGTTCTCGTCCTGTACCTCTTTATATTCAATCTCTTCACAGTCAGGTCCAAAGTACTTGTTCCATTCGTCATTCTCTGTTTCTATGATTGATCTCTCAGGAAACTTACAGATATCCCACTCAATGATAGAATTTAATTTTTCTAGGATGTCTGGTTGATCTAATTTTGCAATCCCCTTATTACATCCACACTTGTACTTATTCTTTAATACTTCAATTACCATTACTTAATCTCTTCAAAAATTACTGGACTAGTTATACCTCCTTGATATTCTGGTAGTATTAGTTTTCCACCATTCACCATTGCCTGACCTAACGGAGAATCACTTACAAAATACTCACCAAAACTAGACAGGACAGACTTAATTCTCTTTCTAGTCTGCCTTAAGTCCTCAACAAGTTCTTTCTTCTTCTTGGCATTTGTTTCTGCTAACATTGATTCAACTTTGTAGAGAGTTTGATCTATTGGTTTGATCACCTCATCATACATGCTTCTCTCTACTAGATTTTTCTCTTGACTCACACCACCTGGATACGTAATCTTGTATCTTTTCATAGCTTAATTGGTCTATGCATTCGTTTATACTCTGTTCTCTTGTGACGATCTAAGATTCTGTTAACCATGTCGACGCCAATCTCATCTATCATCTTGTATAGTTTTGATTGTAAGCCTCTGTTCCATAGTTCTTTCTCGTCATTATTCATAGATAGCCAAGTCTTGAGTACTTCATCGACCTGCTCATATGTACAACCTGGTGCAATCTGGTCAAGGTCACTAGCAGATGTTCCATTTCCGTCTGTTGGTACTATCTTAAGTGCATCTTCCAAGGCAGCCACAGCATAACCAGTTCTCTTGATCTCTTCGTCATCCACACCTTCTACTAGGGTCTCACGATATTCAAGATATTCTGTGAGCAAGTAGTCAGTAACCTCATAGATATCTGACTTCCAAAGATTACCTATTGGATTTACATCGCCCTCGTCACCATGAATCGTCCAGAACCCAGTATTGTGCTCTGTCATGTTATCTGTATCAACTACAATTCCGCCAGTTTCCCCGGCCTTACAGTACAAGAAAATCATACGAAGTCTTGCCTTAATATTACCTAATGCAATGGCCGAAAGATTGGCGGGATCATCAGTTGAGCTAGTTCCAATTGATACAAAGGTGCTAGATTGAAGATACCAATTCTCAATGTTTACCTCCTTAAATTCATTACAAAACGCTAGTCCCGCATTAACCGCAGAACTAACCTCACCCTCTGCATTAGTCTTACACATCAAAGAGTAACCAAGCAACTTAACACCTGTCCTCTTAGCAACTTCATAACATAATGCGGCGCTTAATGTACTATCAATACCACCACTCACACCAAGTACCATAGTTTTGATCTTGTTCTTCTCAAGGTAGTCTGATAGTTTTTCAATAATGTTCTTCTTAATACTTACTGAATAATCTCTAGTTCTATTCATATAAATAATTTTTTTAACTGTTACACTAATAAGGAAACTAAGGCAAAATAAAAAGGTAGTACTACATTATCTTAACATATTTTTCTATTAACTTAGATACTCTACTATCATCTAGGTCTATATCTTTTGCACTAACCTGGAATGTATTTAATCTCTCGTATTCTGATTGTACGACACTGCTTCTAATCTCGAGACGATTTATTCCTGGTTTTGATCCATTCTTTAATTGCTCTTCTATTATATTTAAAATAGTGGCACTGTCTATGAATTTACTAGTTAACCTTATAAAACTCAATATACAAGATCTAGTGGTGCGCAGGTCAACGTCTCCCTTATACAGCTTTCCAGAACCTCTTACGATTAAATTCCTACTGAACGCCACAGGTACCATAATTCTAGTAAATATATAGTCACTAAATCTATTTTTATAGTAAACAACTTTTGCTTTCATATTCTATTCATTCTACACTATTAAGGAAACTAAGACGAAATAAGAAGAGTATTACTAACCACTCTTCTTGAATGTATCTATCAAATTAACTATCCAATTATCTTCTAGATCTACAACATCTGTACCTATAATAATCTCGTAGTTCAACTTCTTGTATTTTGTAAATGCATTCCTATCACCTAGATCTAAACATCTACTCCATACTTCTTTTCCACCTATTAACTGTTCTTCTATAATTTTTAGGGCAGTTCTCCTTTTTATATATTTATCAGTAGGTCTAGTAAATATTAATATAGAGGTATCTGCACTAGATTTTATAATAGGTACTACTACATCGACACACTTAAGGCCGGTAGCTTTATTTTTATAGTAAGTAATTCCAATAATCATAAGTTTTCTCTAATTAATTGTGATAGGTCAGGTGTTGCTAGGACTTCAAAATTACCATCATCCTTAAGCCATACAAGTCTCCTCGCAATAACTTTAAGTCCTATGTCTTCTAGTGGGATTTGATATGTACTGAATTGAGCATAATATTCACTAAGCGGCTCAGACAAGAAATCACTAAATGGACTTTTCATCTTCTTACCTGTCGATCTTGCAAATTTATTCCTAATATCAGCATTTGTCTTATAATCCGCTATCACAAGACCACTATTCTCTGGGTTAACAGTATCTTTATAGTATAATAAGATATCTGCCGTCCCTGCTAGTTGTGTCTTGAGGTGAGTAGTAGGATCTGGATTGCTGTTTGTATATAACATAGCCTCTGCATAAACAAAGTGAAGACAAGGTGGAAGACTAGACCAATAATTGATAACAGCCTCTTCCTTACCTCTTGTTGGAATAAGCCAGTTTTTATCCTCCACATACTTACACTTACAAGACTCAGTTATTCTCTCAGGGTGACCATTTATTAAGTAAGAATAAGACTCTCCAAATTCATGCACAAGTGATCCGGTAATTGTAGACATCTTATTTTTCCACAACCACTTATCCTTCCAATATTCAGGAGTCTCACCATTTTTCTTAGCATAATTAGTAGCTGTCTGTTCTGTATCAAAAGGAGCCATATACTTACCCAACATAGTAGTAACAGAGGTCAACTGCTTACCATGAAGTGAATAAATATGTGGCTCTTCAAAAAATAGTAGGTCTTTGAATGATCTAAGTATGTGAGCCCTAATCTGTGTTACTTCCTGTGGTTCATTTTTCACCACGAACATTTTTGGTATGTCTGAGTAATCTTCCATGTTTTTATTATTATCTGTTTTCTATTAATAAGGTTCCATGTCTACCTCACCTACGAAAATGTCAACTTGGCAGGGCAGGATGACAAAAAGGCAGAGAAATTATTTTGGTATTTCATTTGTATTATTAGCAGTACAAGTTTAACAAAGAAAATTGAAAATTATGATGGATAGATTTATAAAGAACTACGTTGATACAGCGATGTCACTTTTTGATGATACATGCAAGAGGGTAGTTAGTAAGGTTGAGAATACAGAGTCCGGTGCAAAAATAATTTTAGTAGTGCCAGGACTAGATAAAGATGACCTGAAGATTACAACAGAAGATGAAAAACTGGTAGTAAGTGGTGTGAATAAAGAAAACAGTGAAACTAAGGTACTACCAGATTTCAAAGAGTCATTCTATGTAGGGAGGGAAATTGATATGAATAATATTAGTGCAAGCCTGAAGAATGGTGTACTCTTGATCAACTTGCAAAAGAAAAAAGAACTGACTGGAAAACAAATTATGATTGACTAAAAAAGAAGGAGAGATTGGTATTATAAAACTACCTTTCTCTCTTTTTATTAACCTGCAAAAAAAATAAAACGACTGGATGTTGAGAAGCTTTCTTCGGTCATTTTTTGACGTGAACAACCTCAATCCCAACATCCTATCTCTACCAGTATTACAGCCAATAACGGGTATTGATATATCCTCTTGGCCTCCCGCCTGACTCGCAATACATAGCTCACCTGTTTCGCTCTAGGGTATCTCAGTATTAGACTAGTGACTATAAAACTGAGCAAAATTCATCAGCATGGTTACCTCTTTCGTCCCATTCTGTCTATCGGTCTTACTCCAGGATTTACATAACTCCATTTTCTATCATATTTAAGGAATCGAAGGCATCCTAGGTGCAACATTTTTATCTGCCCACTAAGATACCGACCTTTAGTCCATACATATTAAAAATTATAGACTTGATCCTCTCCAATTTCTCTTCTGATCCTATACTTGACTCTTTGACGAAGACTGTATCCCCGTTCACACTGTCACTAAGTATCTTATTTTCTATTGTATTCAGTACGTGCATAATATCAGAGTTTATTCGATTAAAATAATCAATCGCTGCACTACCATAGTGTAAGTTAATGTAATTCTTTGACGGAATACTTGTCTGTTTATTAAATTGTCTAAGATAGTATCCAACATTTTCGGGACTTGAACCAAAATCGAAGAATCTTAGTATTTCAAATCCCCACTCCTCTTTAATAAACTCATCTCTCGCCTCATCATATTTTTGGGTATGCAGCTCAGAATCTATTTCTACAATAAGGTTGTATTCAGGAAAAACAAAGTCAGCTAAAAAGTAGCTTCTCATGATAGAGTCAAAGTCTGTTACTTTGTTACAACCGCATAAGTTCTTCCACTTCATAATCTTACTCTTTTCTATAATCAAAGGGACTTCTTTTTGATAAAGAACCCTTTTATAGCAGCAGTTAAGAATAGTTTCAAAATACCTGGACCACGTACTCTCATTATCAATAAGACCTTTTTCCCAGTTCCCTTTCAAATCTACAAGGGACCCTTTAGAGCCTACAATAAACTTAGGTACTACGTAGGGCCCGACTCTAAAGCAGTAATCACTACTGTTTAGTAAAAAATTCATTAAATTATTGCTGTTCATACCTATAAGGGATCTAGGGCAAGCAAAAAAAAATAACGACAGGAAGCTAGTAATGTCTCCGTTTCTCCCCAGTCTTATTGTCATTGCTGGCGACTACACTACTATCCTTTCGACTTCCTATCTCTACCAGTACCGTAATCCCAAAAGAAATCCAGTGCACTCTAGACTCTCCGGGCCTCCTGTCGTACACAGCTAACCTATATCGCTGCAAGGGTATTCTAGTGTTAGTAGTACGGTCTCTCAAAACTAGACTAAACCAAGACCAACATAGCAGGTAAAAGCCCTCTATCATCTTTCCAGATAGATTGTCACTTAAATTACTATGCACCTTCATTATTAAGGATTGTAGGCCTTTGAAATTACAAGAATATCATACATACCTAGGATCACATACTGTAGGTCTTTAAAATCCATAAAATTCCCAAAGACCTTACCATAGCTTGTTAGATCTAATACTCTTTCTGTTAATCTATTTGTATTAATTATCCTCTCTACTGCATCAATATTCTGTTTAATAGATCCTAATTTATAATTAAAGTAATCTACTAGTAGACTATTATAGACCATACTGATCCTGTTCGTTTTTCCACACTCTATTACCTTATTAAACTCTCTTATATAATAAGATTGATTTTCAGGACTACAACCAAATTCATTGAACCTAAGAGTTTTTAATCCCCAGATTTCCTGTATATACTCATCCCTTGCCTTATCATATTCTTGAATGTGTAGGTCTGAGTCTATCTCTACTAATAAATTGTAGTCAGGGAAGAAATAGTCTGCTAAGAAATACTTTCTATTGAGAGATTCGTTATCTAAAGCCATGTTAGCTAAACAATAGTTTTCCCACCTATTCCTTCTTTCTATTATTAGTGGAAACTCCCGAATATAATAAAGGCCACTATAGCACTGTAAGATTGATTTGAAATATCTTGACCAAGCGCTGTCTGCCTGCTCTAAGTTTTGTTTTCTATTATCTTCTAGACTAAAATACTTGTTTGGCCCAGACTGTATAAATTTTGGAAAACAATACTCACCTAGGTAAAACGAAAATCTATCACTACTTCTTAAAAATTTATTCAATAACTTTCTATTCATACATATAAGGGATTTAGAGGAAGAAAAAAAATAAAACGGCTGGGAGTTAACCGTTCATAAACGATTTCCTTTCGACTCCCTACCTCTACCAGTACCGTACTGCACATGTGTCACGGACCCAAGAATGCAGCTCCTGCGTACATAGCTCACCTCTACCGCTACAAGGGTATCTCAATTTTAGACTAGTGATTATAAAATTGAGCAAAATTCATCAATCCGGATACCTCTTTCCTCTGCCGGCGACTATTGGCAGAACATCTACTCCAGGGCTTACGGATTCCAAATTTATAAAAACATTACTGTTCTTATCTTCACTATTAAGGAATTGACGGCTTCTGAATTACACTGCTATATAATCAACGAGTACTCCATAAGCCCCCATTATTATATCTTGAATCCTATAAAGTTCCAACCTATTCTTCACCAACCTATCTCTCTTCCTAATAGTAAAAGTATTATTTCTTATCCTTCCACCTAATATTGCACTTTCTATAAGATCAAGTACTGGAATGATTTCTTTATTTTTCCTATAGAATCTTTTTATTAAGTATACAGAAAAATCAGGTCTAAACTTACAACCTGATTTCCTCATATTCAATAGTTCTATGTGGAATTCATCTGTTAGGTATAGGTCTGAGTTATCATCTTTGCCAAACTCAAATAGTCTAAGGGTTGGTATTTGATAAGAAAATAGTATGTAGTTATCTCTTGCCTTATCATAATCAGTCTTATGAAGGTCGCTATCTATCTCCACAATAAAATTATAGTCTGGAAATAAATAATCAACAATAAAATAATACCTCCTTCGCTCCTCATCTGTTAAGTCAAATTCATCGCATAAACTTTCCCAATATTTCCTATCATCAATAACAAAGGGAAATTCTCGAACAAACCTCAAATCTGGGTACGTGTTCTGTAACATGCTTCTGAATTTAGGAGACCAAGCACTTCCTTGTCTTAGTGCATTATTTCTATTATCCTGGATATCTATCGGATACCCATTGATATTTTCTATAAACTTCGGGACTATATAATCCTCTATTCTGAAGGTATAGTCCCTACTACCTTCTAAATATTTAAGTAATGCGTTTTTATTCATACTAATAAGGGATTTAGAGGAAAACAAAAAAAAATAGAGAGAATACCTTACTTGATATTCTCTTTCTTACTACTTGACCACTTGACAGGTTCAAAATCATCATCACTTAGTTTGTAGTATACGCCTGGCATGATACAGTCTCCATCTACACGCCAAGATACTACCTCCACTGGCACTAAATTTCCTTGGTCGTCCTCTTTAGTCTTAGTAAGTGTAATCCAACTACCAAGACCTGCACTAACGATTGAATTACTACCTGCATATATAGTACAATTCTTACCAGTGCTTTTTATAATAGACCCCTCACCAACTGCACTAATGAAAGTTCTGTCACCGCAACTATAAATCTCAGTCTCGTCCCCTGTTGTACTTATTTTATTGCAAACTCCAAGTGCTATAATGTTTGCAAAATCGTCTGAGCTACTTATTGTTATATCTTCACCATCAGCGCATATAGTACTACGATAGCCACTAACAGAAATACAATGATCACTTCCCCAAGCAACTACAATACTACGAGTACCTGTAGCGCTTATTGTATTACGCTCACCACCAACAAATATATTAGATTCATCTCCTGTTGAACTAACTTTTGTTTCAACCCCGCTTACTCTTACCCTTGCACAATAACTATTTGTCGATATTAAGGAACCATCATAGCCAGAGCACAAGTCTTTACTGAGACTACTATTAGAGTTTAGTCTTATAAATTCATACCTTACATCATTATATTCAACTCTAACAGGCATCTTACTGTCCACTTTAAGTTGTCCAATGCTAACAGTGGCCATGTATGTTAAGTCTACCTCCTCAATCACTTTAAGTTTTGTTGCTTCATACTTAGTTCCGCTATTTTCTTTACTTACTTTTCCAGACAGTACACACTTTACAAGTGTCGATCTTAACATTGGGTGAAAGCTAAAAAGTCGAACCGGAAAAGTATCACCCTCAAACATATCACTTGGGTCTGTAGTATATGACTCTCCAATTTCAAATTTCTTACCACGCCTATCAATTCCAAACTCATCTAATGTCTTAAATGCAATTACTTCTTTTTGATTCTTCTTCGACATGTTTTTTCTATTTTCACACAAGTAAGGTATTAAGAGGAAATAAAAATAAAGGCCAGGAATTTAACCTCCCCAGCCTATGTACTCTAACTATTTATTCTATTCTTACCACTCTTGCTTGTGATAATACATGTAGATCTTTTATACATGTCTTCTACTTTCTTGACCCCTACATAAGACATTGCACTTCTAAGGTATGAATCAAGGTTATCAATCCACCCTGGCAAGTCATCGGTAACAGTTAGAATCTTACTAGTACCTTCAGATGTTTTTGTCTTAGTACCATTCATAGCGACCTGACCTTCTGCACTAGCCATACCATAAAATACTTTCTTCACGGTCAGTCCATCCTCAAGCCACTTACTGATTACTTCAAAATCTTCTCTATTCTTTGGCACTATACTATCTTTGGCGCTATTATCATGACTACTTATCGCGACGTATTCTCCACTGCTGCCTATGAGTGAGCTGAATAATCCTCCTATCATAACATAATCAGCCCCTAGTGATAATGCCTTCACCACATCAGCATAAGATCTAATACCACCATCAGCGATTATCTTAGCAGTATGTTCCCCGTCGCATCTCATGTCATCTTTTAGTTGCGCCATCTTATCTAGTAGTGTAGCAGGGGGACAATGTATACCAGTCTGAGTTGAAGTGATACATCCAAGTCCACCACCAATACCAACTCTTACATAATCCGCGCCACACTTAGATAGAGGTATGATTGATTCAGGATTAGCTATATTTCCTACCATCACCTCAAGACTACTACCATAATGATTCTTGGCGCGTCTCACTAGGTCTTGTACTTTCTCCATGTGACCGTTAGCAACATCAATCAGTGCCCTAGCCGTTCCAATTACAGTACTGGAGCCTTCTGAAAAATGACTACTAAATTCACTAAGACTAAATGCTGCCCACTTACCAGATAATGCATGCTCTAGTCTAGTAGTCAGCTCAATCGTTCTAGGTAAGATAGGGTGAATACCAAGCTCCCTATAGTAATCTTCATTCTCAAGGCCCACAACAGAATTCATTGGAGCTGTGAAGATAGGGTACATATTATCATCTTCTCTCCTTGCATTACACTCTGACCTACTACTTATAAAACTTGTCGTAGCTGGTAAGATAAATACATCATCATACGAATAATAAATTTCACTCTTGTCTAACATAAACTTTCTTTTATTATTATCACACCATTAAGGAACCTAAGACTGACTACCATGCAAAATTACTACGTAGTCTCATTAGGTCTCGTATGAACATTAACTTATCAGAACCATAACTCTTACTCGTTAGTTCATCTCTGTCTATCATAATGTCATAAACTTCCCTGCCTAATATAGTCCCATCATAGAAACTAAAACTTTCCACTTCATCGGTTATTACATGGTCCTTAAGTATCAATTGTATTTGTTTATGTGTTATGTATTTGCCGGCCGTTAGATTATCGGAGGGACTAATAACCCTAAAATACAGTCCCATAGGTTCTAGGTCTGTAAATTCTGATAGCTTCTTAATCTCAGGTGTCTCTCTTGGAAAATCTACTTCTGCAGGATAGAAGTTCATGCTGAAATATAAGTGTCTCAAATAATCCAGGAGATTTTTTGAACCCCAACAAGATAATCCTATGTAGGTACTAATATGTCCATTACAACAATCCCTAACCGCTAGTAATCGTGCTCTCTCCATTATGTAGTAGGTTTATAATGAATCTTAGTGCTGGTGATAGACTAGGTAGACTTCTCTTATCAATATCGGAAGGGTTCACGTCAACTATTACCTCTTCGAAAAAATAATTAACTCTCCAGGCATTTATCTTTCTCCAAGGCCACACTATTCCTATTACCTCTGCAGTCTCTAGGAATCTTCTTAACTGTTTCTTGGTAAATACCTTCATATTATTTCTTCTCTCAGGTAGTATGTCGCCCAAGTAGAAATAATAAACAGTTGGTACTAAGTTTTTAAAGTGATCTATCGAGTATGTTGGTTCATTAGCTTTCCAACTAATACCTATAAGAGAGTTGTACAGATTATTAAAGTAATCCGTTAATTCTCTAGACCCTAATATTTTCACCTCTGCATAGATTCCAATTGAGCTTGTATGATTAGATCTTCTTATTAATATCTTCAGCACTTCTTATTAGGTCATGTAAAAATTTAAGCCTCTTATTTCCCGGATCACACTTACCGAGAAACAAGTCTAGGTCTATTACTGTACTTATCTCTTCTATCTTATAATCACCCCTCTCTGCAATTAGTCTTATAAATCTATCTTGGTCTAATATAATAAGTCCAAGTTTAGCCGTCTTTAATAGTTCATCTACCATCTTCTTAGTGGGAATCTTATGCTCCCCTACAAAAAAGTCTACGTTTGTGATAGAGAAGTAGAATTCACGAGGGCTTAGATTAGAGAAACCGCTATAACTTCCATCAAAATTCCTTGACCAAAGCATATCGTCATTAATCAGGGATGAAATTTCCTCATTTGCCATAACAGTCAATCTTAAGTAACTCACTACGTCGGTTATATATCCAAAATACCATGTCACTACTAAGCTACATCTTATCAATTTTTCCATTTCCACAATATCTCCTCTAGTGCAATGCAAAGGCCTTTTTCAAGTACACCCTTACTGTTGTCTATTAAGATTTCTAGGTCAACAGTAATATCATATAACCTTATTATATAGTCTTCACTTAGATCATTAAGATCCTCTTCCTCCATTATACTGGTACAGTATGGAATTAGTGATATATTCCTTTCCAAGGATTTCAGATATTTTGAAGTAGGTGCCTTCTTACTTTTTACGTTACTCTCTGGGCTAACTCCGAGATATATGTACTGTTCTTTCTGGTCATTTCCCATCCTAGTACACATACCTAGATTTTCAAACATCCCACTACCAAATAGCATCCGTATTCTATCAGACCACAGTGCTTTTATCCTAATATAGTGCCCAACCGATTTAAATTGTGTAATTGGACCATAAGGGCACACTATTACTAACTTAGTCTTTACCTTCATGAAAAAGTCTCCTAACAAATTCATGGTACTGTCCACGCTCAACTCTACCTGCTTTTCTTAGTATCATTGATTGGTCCACATCTACCTCATAATCAAATACAGTCCACTTAGTATATTGAGAATTTCTTAATATTGAACCTAACACCCTATCCATCTCGCCTTCAAGAATTATAGCATCTTTTTCAGAGTATGTAAGTCCTAAGTTCTCCAAGTACCTAATAATATTTTTCTTTGTTGGGTACTTTTTTACTGGACGTGGTGTAGGCGGGAAGTCTAACATAATAAATACATCCGCGCGAGACTTAACACCTTCGAAGTAGATAGAGTAGTTTAATGGTAAGAGACGAGGATTTTCAATAAACTTCATAATATCATCATTCATTGGTACTCGCGCGGAAAAGAATAGACTGTATGCTATTCCGTTTCTAAATATCAGATATACCTTTGTCTTCTTTTTCTTTACCATACCACCACTCAATCAGTATAGACAACACTTCCTCCGTCCAAATAGGCCTCACACCTAGTAATGGAGGTTCAGTGCTTACTATTTTATCGTGTATCTCATACTTGTAATTACCAAACAGCTTCCCTGGTCTAGTAAAGTATGCAAAATCAGAGTACATCCTTTCACTTACCATCCAATCCTGACTCTTCAAACGCTCTACTATCTTTCCTGCTTTAAAAATGTCAGTCCTATCATGGAAACGGGCAATTACATCATCTACATATACCTCTACACTTACCAGGTCACCTAGCTGATCTTTACTTAATAACTCCCTAACCCCAGCCAGTACATCATTACCTATCGCTTTATCAGTAGGTCCTCTGTCCAGCCTATAAATAGTAGTCTTGTGTTTAGGAAGATTACTAACCTCAGAAAAATAAGTACTCAACACAACTCTAGGTACTTTGATTGGAACTATGTATGCTACATGATTATAACAGTCAACGCAGATTTTTATTTTATAGTTTTTCTTCATCCTGTATAAGTTTTGTAAGTATCTCATCAATAACTGGGTCTATTCCTTTAATAACTAGATTGGTTCCTAGTATCATCTTAAAGGTCTTAGATCCGTTTATGTAATTTGTATTTTTGACTAGTATAGGTGCATACTTAAGACTAGTTAATGATCTTGAACACTCTATCAAGTCCCTAGCCATTTTTAGTGTTATTGTTTTATTATTAAAAGCCCTAACAGTCTTTATTAAGTATAACTTTTCTATTGAGCTATAACTATTACTACCTAGTTTTTCTAATATTAGACCCTTACTTTTATCTGAAATGGGGGAGCAACAATATCCATCATTATACTCCGTAAACCAATTATCTAGGATCCAGCAAGGTATATTAACTGGTATAAAAACATAATCTATATTACTTGCTAAATAACATACTCTCTTTATAACTATTTCTTTCTTCATTTCTACATATAAGGAATTATGAGGAACAAAAAAAAGAATAGTACAAGTCTAATGTACTACTCTCTTACTGACTTCTGATACAAGCCAGCTATTAGGTATTCAACTTTTAATCTATTGTCTATTTTTAGAATTTCTGTATCTTCTATTATAATCTCTCTTCGTTCACAGGTCGTACCTCCGAAACCAACACCTTCTATACTAACTAACCCGCCACCATAATCTAGGTCAAACCAAGGTGAAGTAGTTGCAATAGTAGGGGTCCACCAAGAGAGTGCATATCTTAGTAATTTATCAGTCATCCACTTAGCGTTTATAGATTCAGGTATTGCTTGGTAGTTATGATTGAATAGAGTCAACAGTATATTAACTTCTGTAAGCTCACACTTATTGTATAATTCCAATAGCTGTTCAATTTCTACCTTAGCTAGTCCATTATTAAAGTAATAATCACTCTTGAAAATATACTCCTTATAATCTTTAGGATACTTGAGTTTAACTGGGAGAACAACTCTGTAATAGTCATACTCCCTAGTTATTCCCACTTCTATCTTTCTTTTCATCTAATAGTAGGTTATATTGGGTGATTACAAAGACTTCGTACGCCTGACTGTATGAGTACAAGTTCTTACAAAATATTTCCCTTGGGTCATATTCTAGTGTTAAGTCCTCTATTGATACTCTGTACTGGTCATATCCACCTATCAATGTTTTTATCAGTCTATCATCACTCTGGTTACGATAAATAATATTTTGATAGAACTCTTCATACATCAGAATCTCTTTGGCATTCTTTCCAGTAATTAATTTAAATTCTCGTGGTTTTTGGTACTCTAAGATCTCAAAACCTCTGTCAAATATTATATAATAATCTTCTAATTGTCTTGATGGATCACCTATTAACTCCTCTGCTCTTATTTTAGCATTAGTGTAACTACTAAAACAATTCACCAACACCTTAGACCCATCATCCAACGTATCAGCTACATCTTTCGTAAGGCATAGTTGGATAGGGAATAGTAGTAATTCATATCCTCTATCCTTATCCCTTATTATCTTTAGGTTAATCTTCTCCATCTACTATGTATCTTAGAAACAGACCTGCGTTTTTGTTTAGATCCCAAGAACTCAAGTCTCCTAAGTTCAACTCTACATCATTAAATTTCATCTTTCCTTTCAACCTCTTACCTACTGACTTTATATACTTGCCAGACTCTATAAAACTAGGATTGAAAAACTCTAGACTATAGATGGGATCTTTCAGTGATTCATCTATTAAAGCCTCTAAGAATTTCTTGCTAGGGTATTTAAGACTTGGGTTCATAAGGTCCAATCTAACATATAAGTCTAAGTCAACATAACCGTCAGAGAGTGAACTACTAGCACCAAACCTACTAACACAAAAACACCTCCACTCCTGTTCAAAGAAATCTATATTACTATGACAAACCGTAACAGGTCTAAAGTCTTCGGCACATAGTTCTAGTTCCATCACAAAATTATCAGGGAGTCTAACTTTAATGGGGAAGATTGCATTAGACCTTACTATATCAATGTAAGTATATTCTAAAGACTCTGCTGTAAATAATACATCTAGTTTCATATGTAAGTAGTATCTAATAGATTAATAACTTCTGGATTTCTCTTCCAGAATATAGATTTTACATCCAGCATTCCTATCTTATTTGTTTCTATTCTATCTACCTTAAGGCTTGTAAAATTATAATAGTTAGCATAGTATGGGCCATAGAATGCACCTACCGCAAAATTATTGGTTATAGACTCCTTACACATATCTACTACCTGCTTAGAAGTTAGATACTTACTTACATTACGATACTCACATAATACTAGGTACAGTTTCAATGGTTCAAACAACATAACAGCTTGGCCAACTCTAAAATAGTCTATGTAAAAAAGAGAGTTGTACAGAGTATTCATTAAGTACTCCTCTTGTTCTTTCTCACTGCCACTATTTCCAAGTACCTCCTCTATCATATTTGATGGATTAGCTTTATGAATCCTCAAGTACTTACTAAGTTGGTAGGTACTATCTGTAAATCTAGGAACTTTCACTACTAGCTCCACACATATCTTCAAACGATTACCTGGATTATATGCCGCTACTAATTTCATATACTGGTTTAATAAAGGTAAGGCTACCTAACTTAGATAACCTTACTCTGATATTACTAGAACTTGGTCTTAATCTCATCAATCAAGCCAAACTCACCATAGACACCTGGAAGACACTGACTAGCCATCAACCAGTTATCTCTCTCACAGTCAGCATTTACCTCCTCATAAGACTTTCCACTAGCCTCTGCAAGAATCATCTGAAGCTCCTTTCGCAATACACTAGTCTCCTCACTAAGAATTCTGATGTCAGTTTCTTGATGATGACCTGCACCTGTACCTGATAATGGCTGGTGGATCATAATTCTAGAATGCTTAAGTGCGTATCTATGACCTCTTGTACCACCACACATTAGAATACTTCCCATACTAGCCGCCAAGCCAATACAGTACACATTGATCACTACACCTTCTGCCTTAATCATTTCCATCAAGTCATAAAGTGCAAGGCCATAGTATACATCACCGCCAGGAGTTGCAATATACATAGTAATTGGCTCCTTACTGACTGCTACCATATACAAGAGCTGACACATTGCCGTTACCACTGAGTCTCTATTAACATCAGCATCAAAGAACAATGTACGATTCTTGAGGAGTTCAGAAAATACATCAACCTGTACTGTTCTTATGTTCTCACTCTCCTTGATAATATAAGGAGATACATAATCTTTCGGTGTATCTATGTTAATTCCACCACCTCTAATAGATGATGCCATAATCTGTAGTCTCTCATTTCTAATACCACTACTTACTTGTCTACCTCTCAGTCTACTAAAAATACTTTTCATTTGTTCTTTTATTATAATTACTAAATACTAAAATTTTCTGATATCTTACAAATTTCCCAGATTAAACACCATAGTTTTTGTCTATATAAGAACTCTCTCGTCTCTGAAGGATGGGTTTTTAAGTCATCTAGGCCGAACTTACCTAAAAACCTCCCTGCATTTCTGATATTTACCTTCATATACTTGGATTGGTCTACATCACCTAGGTATAATCCTGATATATCCTTCAATTTCTTTAACCACATATACGCTCTATCATAGTAACCCTCTAGCCTACGAAGTTTCAAGCTAAATAACATACGATCTGCCTTACTATATATGACGTAAACAAGAGAGTTGAATTCTCTTGTGATGCTATCATGAAACATTGCATCAAAGGTTTTATTTATCAAACACCTGCCTAGTTCATCTTTTGTTATTTCATGATCTACAATGTACTCCCTCAATTTGTCTAAGAATACATTAACACTTACTAACTTTCCACTCATACGCCTAGATACCACTTACTTAGCCCACGTTCAAATAATAGACGTAGTAGGTTCATAGCTTTACGACATCTCAAGTCTATTTCCGCCATATATGCATCTGATGTTCTCTCATCAGGCTTAACAAACCTGTCATAATTACTCTGATTCACACGTACTGCCATAGGGTCCCAATTGAATAACAGTATATTTGAGACATTATACAGTAGGATAATTTTCTTAAGTTCCCTAGGTGAGATTATCAGTTCTCCATTCTTAGCACTACCTATTATAGACCTGGTTCTTAGATTAATATAATCTAAGAATGAACTAAATAATGACCTACATGAAGTCGCATTATTAGTTATAAAGAGATCACGCACAGTATCTTTTTCTGCTAGCTCATCTAAGGTCCTACTACTTATCATATGGTCCTTTAACTTATTACTTATTTGTTCAATCGCTAATTTTCTTGTTCTTAATTTTCTCATCTCTATATATAAGGAATTCACGTGCTGGAAGATCTAGAAACCTTATAAGTGAGTATGAAAATAAAAGTAGTAACAGAGAAAGAAGACATAGTTGACGATACTGTGTTATTATGTAAGGAAGGAGTAATGTATAATGATGAACTACTACCATGCCAAGAAGTAATAGAGCTAGGTGGTATGAAAGTTTACGTCCTACACTCCGGCGGAATTGATCAGAGCAAGACAAGTTTTCCAATAAGGGTAGACTTGATAATTTCTGACTTAATGCCGCTCTGTTTTGAACCGCCGATTATAAGGGACGTGGATGAAGACTACGATACCTGGAATGAAAGACTGGGGTTGAGGAAATATATAACCACAGCATTTGAAAACATACAGGCTAAGTACTGGATAAGCGGTGGTAAGGTAGATGATAATTACTCTAAGAATTATGGTGACCTATTGTATAAGAACCTAATAAATAAAGAGGAGATTGAACTATGATCAGTAAGGATGTGAAAGAGTTTTTGATCATGATATCGACCATTAGTATTATATTGATCGTTATATTTACAGTAATGAACTTGACAAGAGGCACTAGGTCAGAGTTTCAACAAAAAGTGGACTCTGCATTAGACGCAATCAAGGACACTAAGAAAGATACAGTGATCACAATAAAGAGTGGAACAACTAAGATGGTAATTAGGGTTAAGAAGTAATGGAAAATTTATTAACAGCTAGCGAATTAAAGGACGAGGTACTAAAGAGAGTAAAGAACTTAGAACCTCAGGTAGAAGACGAGTGTAGTAGGTTAATTGAATCACTACTAAATGCGCTAATAGCCGGTAAAAACTCACTAACTGAAGAATATAATAGCGAAGTGGGAATTATAAAGCTATCTCTTGTTAAAAATCGACTAACTGACTTAGGGTACAAGGTTGAACTAAGAGAGGAAGAAAGACAAGAGAACTACTACGAACACAGCTACTATTATGTGCTGAACGTTAGAATATAAACTTTAATACTAATACTATGAGCGATGACACAGTGGCTAAAAAATTAGTTGGCCTGGAAAGTAAGATGAAAGAATTGCTAAGGAGGACAGAAAAACTAAACAAGAAAGCCAAGAAAACAGATGACATAATAGATTCACTTAGGAGAGAAAATAGACTCCTCAAGAAAGAATTAAGTGGTGTCAAACGAAAAATATTGCAAGAATTATAAAATCAGGTTGGGTCTAGGAGGAATACTTAGACCTGACCTTTATTTGTTCGTATATGATAGTTAGACAATTTATGTACGTTGATACTGTAAAACTGGGAATCTATATTTTTCCAGAGGTTCCTATTAAGATATATGGTGCTGGTTACTTTCTAGATTACTTAAGCGAGAAACAGTTTTATGACCTCTTGAATGATTTTAGGTGGGGAAGAAAAAAGGAAGTTGATAAGATCCTAGATTTCATAGGTTACGTTGATAAGCACCTAGTAAAAGTATGGCCGGGGTATTATATCCTCAACTCTGGAAAAATGCCCACTAAGAAATCATTAATTAGGGAGATGTGTATAGAGGATGACGGTAACCTGACTTTTAGACTAGAACAAAGACTCCCAGCAAGACATATTAGGGTTAGTTACGGGAGAGATGAAGTGTCAGATACAGTAATAGCTAAGGCATTTAAACGAAACCTAGAAGACTATAAAATACCGCAGAAGAAATTAATTGATAGAATGTGGAAAGAGTCTTTAGTAGAGGGTGAACCGCTGAGGAATAGATTTTACTTGGGAAGATCTGGCGTTATTAATATGCTTGGGTTCTATGCGGCGGGTTATCATGGAATTAATATGTTGAACAATAAATATAAGTACTTATTATGATTAGTCATGTTACAGCTTATACAGGAACAGATGAAAATCCTGGTGATTATAGAGCTTTCAGGTTACGTGATTATAAACTATTGCCTGACAGTACTGGATATCTCTCTGAAATAATAGAGACGGTCTACTCAGCATACAGTGGAAAGAAGAGACTATACCTCCACAAACTTCCACGACTAGGATTTAGTATTAACCTACCGATAGACTTTTTTATAGAGTTTCGGTATGAAGTTTCGTATAGTAAAGGTGGAGCAATAGTAGAGACACTAACTTATCGAGAAGGCATAGAAGAAGATGAGGAAGTACTATCTTATAATAAGGAGGACGGACTGAAGCTACTAACAGAAAATCCTGATATAGTAATAGACTTTCTGACTGATGACCTGTATGACTTGGTTAATACAGATCTTGACCTAGTAATTCCAAGGATCATGCCTAAAGTATTTGATGGTATGGTGAATATAAAAAGGGTAGAGATTAACAAGAAAGAGGAGATTAGGAAAGGAATTCTAAGTAGGATCAGTGAAAAGTTCTTCAAAGTTGATACAGACAGCGTAGATGACCTATTACTAGTGAAGAAGGAAATATGTAAGGCCCTGTCTAATAGTAAAGATTGTTTCTTAGTTGTCTCTGAGGTACCTAAAGATTTTATTAGTACTGATGTTGACATAATAGGCCTACTAGATAACAGTGAGTGTAGCCTGATCCTAGACCGCCCTACTGAACAAGAAGATAATTTCGTACTACTAAGTTAGCCTAAAAGTCTTATTAGTAGAGAAATAAAATATATTATTAATTAAAATTATGAGAGAAACAGAATTATCAAGAGATTTGAAAGTTATTTTTGCAATGTGTTATAACTTTGCAGTAGAAAATAAGCTTAAGACAGTAACAGTCGACAACTTATTATATAATATTTTCAATTTCTACTTTGAATTTGGTGAAAAAGAGGATCTAGATAGGATGATTGATCAAGAATTCAAAAAGATCCCAGCCGCAAGTAAAATGGATCTCCTAGAAAAGCTGAAGAATCTAGCAGCCGAAAGATGTAAGGTTAGTCAAGAGGAAGAGTCATCATGGCTTCCTGAGAATATCGTAATGCATGAGGACCTACAGACTATCTTGGATGAATCAGTAGACCTAACAAAAGATCAAGGAAGAACTGATGGAATACTCCGAGTTGATGCAGTCCTGAGAAGTATGATGGATTGGATCAAGGAAGAGACGGCAGTAAAAGCAGTGGTTGATTTTGAAGTGCTTGACAAGGAAAAGGCAGATAAGCTTGTGGAACTTGTCAACATGGAACATCACTACATGAACAAAGACTCTATTAATGAGCTCTTTGATTCTCTACAAGGTATGTTCAAGGAAAAGAGAATTGACTACGACGACAATCAATCAGGGGTAGTAGATTCATCAAGCGGGACATCATCAAGCAGCACTACAATGAATAGTCTGAACAAAGAGGATGATGAATTTGAAGCTTGGGGACAGAGTGAAGGTATTAATGTTAGTGATGTCAGCGAAGATAGCACTACCCCTACACTTGATTCCTTTAGCCGAGATATGACAAAGGAAGCTAAGGGGGATAACTACGATCCTGTTATTGGTAGAGAGGATATCGTAGATGCAATTATTGAAATCCTTAGCAAGCGTAGAAAACCAAACGTCAGTATCACAGGAAAAGCAGGTATTGGTAAGAGTGCAATTGTTGAAAGACTTGCACAGAGAATTGCTAGTGGTGATGTACCTGAGGCGCTGCAAGATAAAAGAATATGCAGTCTTAACCTCAATGACTTAGTAGCAGGTACAAAGTATAGAGGAGAGTACGAAGAGAGGCTCAAGAATATTATCAAAGAAGTCTGCAACGATAAGTCAGTGATTATCTATATCGACGAACTCCATAACTTAGTAGGTAATGGTAGTAACTCGGGAAATGGTGATGCCGCTAATATTCTCAAACCATACCTTGCGCGCGGAGAATTTCAGTGTATTGGATCTACAACCGATGAAGAATATAGAAAGTTCATTGAAAAAGATGCAGCACTTAACAGAAGATTCACACAGGTATCAGTAAAAGAACCAAGCGCGCAAGAAACTGTTAAGATCTTGAAGGGTATCAGCAAGAAATATGAAGAATTCCACCACGTTAAGATTGGTAAGGATGTCATTGATACTTGCGTCGAATGGTCTCAGAGGTATGTAAAAGATAAGAACCAACCAGATAAAGCCGTAGAAGTTATGGACATGGCTGGGGCAATCGTAAAACTGAAACAGACCGTCGATAGAACTAAGCAGAAAGAACTAGAAGAGAAACTCACCTCAATTACCGACGCGAAAATCAAAGAAGCAATGAATACTAACTTTGATGAAGCTGAGAAAATACAGGTTGAGGAGTCTAGTGCTAAGGATGATCTAAGCAAGGAAGTAGAGAGAATCAACAAGGAACTGGGCGACAAAAAGAATTGGCCTACTATTACAGTCGAAGATGTAGCAGAGGCAGTTGGAAAAATCAGTAAGGTGCCAGTTGATGCAATTAGAAAGACGGATCGAGAGAAGCTGAAAGAAATGAAGAACACCCTGGAAACAAGAGTGATCGGACAACAAGAGGCAATCGATACAGTCACTAACGTCATCAATCAAAATGTACTGGGACTTAGAGCTGATCATAAACGCCCACTTGGTAGTTTCTTAATGGTAGGTCCTAGTGGTGTTGGTAAGTCACTCATTTGTAAAGAACTAGCCACTACATTCTATGGTTCCGATGATAGCCTGATTAGAATTGATGGTAATACACTGAAAGATGATACCTCTGTTAATTCACTCATTGGCGTAGGTGCTGGATACGTAGGTTTTGATAGCGAACCTCAATTATTACAGGTCAAGAGAAAACCTAACAGCGTCCTACTAATCGATGAAGTAGAAAAAATGAGCCCTAAGATCTTTGATATCTTCTTGACAATCTTGGATGAAGGTAAGATCAAATTGGCTGACGCAACAACAGAGGTGGACTTCTCATCATGCGTTATCATCTTCACTGGTAATATTGGTACGAAAGAACTAGCAGGAGATGTTAACATTGGATTTAATACACCAAACAAAGAAGAAAAGAAAAAGAGAAATGAAGCTATCGTACAAGCAGCCATTAAGAGGACGTTTAGGCCAGAATTCATAGGTCGACTTAGTAGTATTGTTATCTTTAATGAATTAGGTGACACAGAACTTAAGAAGATACTTGAACTGGAACTGGGTAAGATCAAAAAGCAGTTCACAAAAACTAAGCTGTCTCTGAAGGTTAGCGCGAAATTTAAGGATCATATTGTAAAATCTTGTGATCCGAAGTATGGCGCTAGAGAATTGAGACGATTACTGGAAAAGAATCTCATCACACAAGTAAGCCAGTATATGATAGAAAACATAGATGCTACGAAATTTAATGTAGACTATGATGGCAATAATGTGGTGGTGAATTAAAGCAGAAAAACCCTGGGGAGAAAATCCTCGGGGTAATTTTTTTTTCGCGCCACTGTAACTTTTTCTTTATGTTGCGAAAAAAACATAAAGCTAAGCCTCTGGAGCGAAGCGGAGGGCAAACTTGAGGTAAGTATGTTACTTCTGAATTGACGAATGACATGAAGTGGAGCGCAAGCGGAACGGGAATGGAATGAGGAAACAGAAGAAGTTCCATGTAAAGAGGGTTAGCAAAATGATCAGTAAAAGAGAT